GCGGCCCTACCCCCGAGCCGGCAAAGCTCCCCGCCCCTCGCGGGGAGCTTTGCCATGTGTTGACCTACGGTTTCTTATCCTGCCCGGCGTGAAACCACGGTGGGTCGGCCCAGGCAACGTCGAGGTCGAGCACATCATCCTCGACGGCCGCTCCACGCTGCGCGTCTGCTGGCGCCGAGGTTCCCGCCGGTACGTGGTGGCCTACTGCCGTTCCATCCGCGAGCTGACCCAGCACGTTGAGCTCGCGGACCTGGTCGAGGTGATCGAGTTGAAGCGGTAACCCTGCTGACCAGATCCGGACACCCCGCCAACCACGCATGAGAGGTCCCCGTCTTCTCCTGTGCCCCATCCAGCACAGGAGGTTCTGTTGCGCATCCGCTGCATGCTCTCCGCCGCGGCCCTGGCCGCCGGCATGCTCGTCGCCCCCGTCGCCATCGGCACGGCCGAGGCGTCCACTGTCGCCACCTGCAAGTACCGGCGGGTCGTCAACCACTGGGAGTGTGTGACCCCCGGCGCGTACTGCCCGGCCGCCGCGCACGGCAAGCTGGGCATCGCGAAGGCCACCGGTAACAGGTACCGGTGCACGCGATACAGCAACGGGCGCTGGCGCTGGAAGCGCGCGTAACAGCCCCGGACATGCCGAAACGGCCCCACCTTCCCCATCGCGGGAAGGTGGGGCCGTTCGCCCACCGCAGGGTGTCCCGGCAGACTAGCTGCCCTGGAACACGATGTGCCAGCCGAACCAGATCAGGAACCCGAGCAGCGCGGCCGACGTCACCATCCGCCAGTGCCGGACCGGGCGGATACCCAGCCAGGCGCGGATGCTCTCGCTGAGCGTGTCGCCCTTCTCCTTGGTGATCAGCGCCCACGTCTCGAAGACGGCGAACGAGGCGACGAACAGCCCGGCCCACACCGCCCAGATGACCGGCCAGTTCACGTAGCCACCGGGCGCGGCTTCACCATGTTGTGCACGAATGCCACCGCAGCCGTGACGGCCGCGGTCGCACCCGCCGTACCGAGGATCCACGGGCTGAAGCTGCCCGACTGGGCGGCCGAGTAGATCGCCTCCCACCCTGCGAGCAGGCCGGCCGATACCGCGCCAGCGAGCAGGGTACGGCCCGCGCGGACCAGCGCCTCCAGTCCAGGCCCGGTCGCGCCGAGATAGGGAGCGACGACGGTGAAGCCGTAGGACGCCGCGGCGGTGACGAACGCCGTCACCACGGCGACCACGACGATCCGCGGCTGGAACCCGCCGCCTTGCAGCGCTGCCTGCCCGGCCTGCCACGCGGCGACCGCACCGGCCGCTACGGCGCCCTGGGCCAGCGAGCGAGCTGCTCGCGCCAGAGCCTCGAATGTGATCACTGCAACCTCCGTTGGAGGTAAGGGCCGCACATCCAAGCGCACGGCCGCGTCTGTTGGAAGTCAGCCCCTTGCCCAGACGGCCGTCGATACGACGTGCTGGACAAGGGGCGTTAGGGCAGTGGGATGCGCCAAAGCGGCCGGGTACCACGGCCCGGGCGCCGGATTCGGCCGCTGGACGTGCGCCGGGTTGGTACACCGGATGTGGTGGCCCTGGAAGTGCGCGTGCCCCGTGCACAGATAGTCGGTGCCGTGGTGCATCGCCCCGCGGCGCACCATCCGGTCGTCATCGCACAGCCGACCCGCCATGGTGAACGGGTCGCTGCCGTCGAGATCGCACATGGGGCTCTAGCCCTCGTCGGCCGGGGTGAAGTCGAGGTAATACGACTTGCCGCGCTCGAAGCTGACGGCGGGGTTGTCGACCTGGATGGTGAGCTGGCCGGACGGCGTGGCCTGTGCGTAGCGCTCGTTCTCCGGCGTGCTGGAGTCGGTCACCGCGCTGAAGCGGTAGGTGCGCGGCCAGGTCTCGATGGTGGTCATCTCCTGGCCGTTCCAGCGCTGACTTTCGGTGGGCTGGTCGCTGGACATCTCGACGGTGTGGCAGAGGAACTTGGCGCGGACGGACATGAACTCTCCTTGGGATTGCCGCCTCAAGTCGGGGCGGAAAACTATAAGCCCACGGCGTCGCCGCAGGTCAGGCGATCGGCATCTCCCACGCCGCGCGCCAGGTGTCCCTGCCGACGACGCCGTCGACGTCCAGGCCGAACTCGCCCTGGAACTGGCGGCAGATGTCGCGGGAGTCCGGGCCGAACATCCTGTCGACGGTGATCCGCCAGCCGCGACGCTTCATCTGCTTCTGCCAGGTCTCGACGTCATCGCCCACCACGGCGGGCGGGTAGGCCAGCAGCCGGCCCGGGAACGCGGGCGCCTTCTCACCGGCGGCCGGGGCGGGCGGCTTGGGCGCGGGTCCGCCAGGACGGGGCGCGCCCTTCTTCACCCAGGCGTACAGCTTCCCGCCGGGGCAGTCGGTGGCGTAGCCGTCGCGGTGCCCCTTGATCTCGCTGCCCGCGCCGCCGTGCTCGCGCAGGTAGTCGATGGCGTCGAGGATGCCGAGGAGCATCTCGTCCGGCGGCTCCACGAGCCCGGAGTTGCCGACCAGCCCGAGGACCGAGTAGTGGCCGGTGTTCAGCCCGGGGCCGTTGGCGGCCGTCAGGTGCCCGGGGCCGCGGCCGACCAGGACCTTGCGGTGCGGGCAGGCCACCATGGAGTAGGCGATGTCGAGCCAGCCGTTGCCGTCCATGTGCTCCCGCTGGATGCCTCTCACCGCGGCCGCGCATTTGGCGTGGTCGTGCACGATCGCCGGATCCACCCGGCCGCCCGTGTAGTGCACCTTGACGCCCTTGGTGGACCGCACGGTGTCATAGGAGCCCTTCGGCGCCCGCGCGCCCCATTCCTTGCGCGTGACCAGATCGATGCTCATGAATCCCCCGTTGTGCAGTGGTACTCCGTTGAGCCGGAAGAGTCCGGCTGGCACTGGTAGGCGACGCCGAGGAAGGTGAACGTCCATCGCGACGGCGGCGGCCCCGGCGGCCCCTGCTCGCCGGTCTCGCCTTGCGGCCCCTTCTCGCCTTGAGGTCCGGTCGCGCCCTCGGGACCGGGCTCGCCCTGCGGGCCGGCGTCCCCCTTCGGCCCCGCAGCTCCAGGCGTGCCGTCGGTTCCCGGCTGTCCCGAGGTGCCGGCACTCCCCGAGGTTCCGGTGTCTCCGGACCGTCCCGGTTCCCCGCGTGGACCTGTCGGGCCCGGCGGCCCGGACGGTCCAGTGGGGCCTGGTGAGCCGGGGGTGCCTTGAGGGCCGGGCTGTGGTGTCACCGAGGGGACGCCGCCGAGCTGCCGCACCTGACCGGACAGGACGCTGACGTCCGTGCGCGCCTGGTCCAGGTCTGAGGACACGCGGGCCACCTGGGCGATGCCGTAGGCGGCGAGGGTCATCGCGGCCAGCAGGCAGACGATGACGGCGGCGTCGCGCCAGCGGAACCGGGGCGGAGCTCGGTGAGCGTCCATTCAGCTGCCTTTCAGCACCAGGGCGAGCACGATGGCGACGATGATGGGCGCCACGAAGCTGGACAACGCAAGGTTGAGCGCCCACCGGGTGCTCCCCCGCGCCCGCTCGGCGTCCTTCTCGATCCGGTCGAGACGGTCGCGCATGGCGCCCCGCTCCGCCTCGTAGAGGTCCCGGGTGACGAACAGGTCGAGCCTCTGGTAGATCGCGTGCAGGTCGCGGTCATGCTGCTGGCGCATGTCGGCGATGTCGTCGCGGATGTCCCGGCGGGCGTCGTCGAGGCGGCGCGCCACCTCGCCCAGCGTGGGATCCGATCCCGCCTCGGTCATGGATCTCCCTGGTAGGAACGGTCTTTTCGTGTCAACCTGGCGGACGAGGGCGGCGTCTAAAGGCATGCCCCCGACGAAGTGAGGACTCGATGAGCCAGCCCCAGGGCCCCTACGGTCAGCAGCCCTACCCGCAGCAGCAGCCGTACGGCCCGCCCCAGGGGCAGCCCGCGCCGTACGGCCAGCCCGGGTACGGCTACGGCTACCAGCAGCCGATGCCGCAGCAGCCGTACCCTCAGCAGCCCATGCAGGTCCAGCAGGTTGGCTACTCGGTGACCAAGCCGGCGTGGACGATCGGCCAGATCATGCTGGTCATCTTCACGGGCGGGCTGGCGTGGCCGTTCATCTGGCTCAGCCGCCGGAGCAGGACGACGGTCACCCGCCACCACTGAGCGGCTATTCCTTCAGAGCCGCGAGCTCGGTCTTCAGCTGGTCGCGTTCGGCCGCGAGTTCCTCGGCAGCTGCTCGCCACTGGGCGGCCTCGTTGAGGGCGGCGTTGCGCTGCCGCTCCAGCTGGTCGGCGTAGCGGCCAAGGTCGATGCTGAAGGAAGCGGACCCCTGGCCGTCGGTCGACGGGTTCCCGGCAGCTTGATCACTCATTGAAGGCCGCCCCCAGTCGCGACTTTCTGACAGTCCGGATCTTTGTTGTCATGTCGGCGACCTTCTTCTTATCCAGCCTGCTCTTCAAGTCGGATCTCACCACGTCGAGACCTTGGACGGTCGATCCGCTTTTCGCGCCGAGGGTCATCAGGCGAACATTCCGGTTGTCCACGATCGGAGCCTTGGCCTTGAACTCCTGTATATGACCGTGAATCCGCTGCTTCGCTTCGGCGGGATCCAGGTCATACGGGTTCACGATTACTTCGTCGTGACGGCCGCTGCGGACCAGCATCTCATTGACGTACGCGGTGTAGAGAATCTGCTCGATCAGCAGCTCCACCTCGGCTTCGTCCTCCAGATCGTAGCCGTACAGCGCCGCCCATTCGTTCACCATCGCCTTTGGAAACGAGACATGGAAGGTGCCGCCTGTCCAGATGTTCGGGTCCACTTCATACACGATCGTCCATCGCTCGCCGTCGGAGGAGTGGTGGGCGGCCATATCGATGACGTCCTTCACAACCCAGCTCATGAGTGATCCCTCAATGTCCACCACGTGATGTAGTCAGGCGGCCCAGTGAGTGACGGCCCCGTGATCGTCCACGTGAAGCTGCTGTTGGTCTCGCTTGTGATGTTGAACTGGATCGAGTTCCCAGCGCGAGGACTGATCATCGCACGTGCTGTCGAGATCATCGTGATGCCGTAGAACACCGTCCCGCCGGCCCCGCTCGTGTTTAGCCATCCTCGGTGCCACGGGTCTCGATCTCCACCTCCAGAGAAGGCACCGACGAAAGAGATATCCCCGGAGTTCCAAAGGGTCAATTCGGTGTTCTGCGCAGGATCCACGGTCGACATGTTGCCGAGGCTCACCCAGTCAGCCGAGAGGTAGAGCCGCCCCCACCGGTTGTTGAACGTTCCGGTGTGCATTTCCAGGTCGGCCCTGTCCCCTCCCCCGGTAGCCGACCAGATCCGCGCCTCTTCTCCAGTGTTGCTATAGAAATAGATCGACGGATCATAGGAGCCGGACGGGTTGAACACGATCTTCCGCCCGGAACCGGAGGTTGAACGCACCTCTCCCGTGATGACCACGTTGCCGGACGAGTTGATGTCGACGGTTTGGGTGCCGCCGCTGTTGTAGGCCTGCAGGCCCGATGCGCTCAATACGACGCGTGCGCCGGAGGCGGCGGTCTGAAGCGTGAAGGTTCCCGAGTTGGCGATGTTCACCGTCTGGGCGCCGCCCGAGTTGAAAGCCCGGAACCCGCTGGAGTCGAGTTCGACGCGGGCGCCCGATGCGGCGGAGCGCAGCGTGAACGCCCCGGTGTTGAGCAGGGTCACGGTCTCGATGCCGCCAGAGTTGAAGCCGTGCAGTCCGGTGGCGTTGAGCTCGACGCGCTGGCCGGTGCTGGCGGTGCGGATGGACGCGCCGATCAGCCAGTTCGCGCTGATGGTGCCCGCGGTGACCTTGGTTACGGTCAGGTCGGAGATGTGAGCGTCGTCGATCAGCAGCGCCGTCGTGGTCGCTGCGGTGGAGGGCGAGGACCGGTTCCCGGACTCATCGACGGCGATCACCTTGACATATCGGATGGTGGTCTCGGTAGCGGGCACCGTGCCCACCGCCGCGATCCCGGCCTGCATCATCCCCGCGTTCGCCGCTACCTTCCCACGCAGCGTGGTCGCGTCCGGGGTGAACCCCGAGGCGGCGCCGACGTGGACCTCCAGGTGGTCCAGGTCCAGCTCAAGGTTGAAGGTGCCGCCGCTCGCCTTGCCGAGCGTGTGCGTGATCTGGATGGCGATCAGCGACGCAGCCACCGTCGGCGGAGCGGGCGTCGACGGCGGGATCGTGTCCGGGTTGGCCGTGGCCGTCTGCGTGGCCGACCAGGCGCCCGCGTTGCCAGATGAGTCGACCGCCCTGATCCTGAAGTCATAGGTCACCCCAGGCGACAGGTCCCCGACGACGGCCTGCAGGTCACCCCACGCCGCATAGCCGGTCTCCCAGCTGGACGCCGGGGACACGCCGTAGCCGATCTCATAGTGGTCGCCGTCGAGGATCGTGCTGCCGTCGGCGTTGAGCGGCAGGTTCCACGCGACGATGATCCGCGCCCGGGTGTTGCCCAGGGCGTCTAGGTAGACGCTGGTCCCGAAGGGGGTCACCCAGCTGACCACGCCGGGGATGGTGGAGTCCGGGATCGGCCGGTCCCCCACCGGCTCGGAGCCCGCGTTGGTCAACGACCGCGACAGCTCGCCCACCGTGATGGACGTCTGCCCCTCCTCGTACTGCACGTAGTCGGTGAGGTCCAGCCAAACGCCGGCCTGCGTCCGGAACGCGACGGTCATGCCCTTGGCCACCGGCCACGACGTTTCCACCGTCCGGAGCTTGATCGGGTTGAACCGCTGGCCGAGGAACATGATCTCGTTGTTCACATCGAACAGGCCGCTCTCGGCGTCGTACACCCAGACGTAATCGCCGACCTTGAACGTGCCGCGGATCTCGTAGTCCTGGGCGTTGAGCTTGAGCGCATTGCGGGTGCCGGTGAAGCGGTTGAGCTGGAGTTGGGCGCGCGCGGTCGCGTTGCCGGTCGCCGTGCCCGACTCGGAGATGAGCCTGGTGCGTTTCACCGGCTGGCCGCGCAGGTCGAGGTACGGGTTGGAAATGATGTCCGCGCTGCCGGTGGCGACCGCGTCGCCCTCCCCCTCGGCCAGCAGCACCACCCTGGTGGTGAAGTCCTCGACGTCGCGCTGCAGCGACATGTCACCGGGCAGGCCGGTCAGGGTGAGGTCCCGGCCCGCGCTGCCCTTGCGGATGATGACGCAGGTCGGGGTCGTGACATACAGGTTGGCGATCGGGCCAGCGTCCAACTTGCCGTCGCCGGTCACCCTCCACTCGGCGCCCATGGTCTGGCAGACATAGTCGACAGCCGCCTTCCGCGACTGCCACTGGTGGCGCCCGGTGTAGGTGCCGGCCACCGAGTACAAGGTGCCCTCGATGACGGATGTGCTGCCGCTGATGAGCGCTCGAATGGCGTTGGGGAAGGTCTGCCCGGTGATGACGACCGGGGACTCCAGCACTTCGCCCTTGTCGTCAGCATCGCCCAACCAGACGGCCATACCTTGACCGCTGATCTTCTTGGCGGTGTCGAGCTCGCGCGAGGTGAGCACCCCGACGTAGCGCGCCATCGTCAGCAGGGTGTCACCGTACTGGGCGGGGATAACCCTGCCGGGGACGATCGCCACGTGCCCGAAGTAGCCGAGCTGGTCAAGGGTGTCCTGTGGCGTCTCCTCGGCCAGGCCGATGGCCCAGGTGCCGAACGCCTGGACCTGCTCGGTGACGCTCATCGCCGTACCGCCCCAGTGGTCTCTGGCATCGTTGCGATGTACTGGTCCCTCAAGTTGACCGCTTGATCGCCGGACACTGCCGAGCCGCCGCCTGCCACGACGCCGAGGTAGAAGTCCATCGCGGTCACGCTGCTCTTGGTCATCCCGCCGTTGGCGTGCGCCGTGTAGCTGCGCGCACTGCCGCACGTGGCACGGTTGCTGTTCGCGTCGTCGGTAGAGCGGACCAGGTAGCTGGTGTTGTTCGTCAGCGTCTCCGCAGTGGCCAGGTAGACGGAGATGGTGCCGGAGTCGCCGCGCTGGAGGTAGCCCTCGATGACTCGGGAGCCGCGGCGCACAGTGAGGTCCAGGGCGACCCGGCCGGGTGAGCGGGAGTCGGTGAGGCGGAGGGTGCAGGCTTCCAGGTCGTTGCGAAGGATCGACGCGGTGTCCCACGAGGTGATCGGCCCAGCGCCGATGTCGGCCTGCCACGTCTTCGGGCGCCAGGCCCCGCCAGTGTAGGACGCCACCTCGAAGCTGCCCGAGGTGAATAGGAACGACGCTCGCACCAGGCTGTTGCCGATCTCCCACTGCGTCGGGCTGACCTCCTGGCCAAGGCCCGCGACCTCACGGCCCGGAAAGCCGGTGAGGATCCGGCACCGGCCCCGCTGGTAGTCGGACACCGCGCAGCCCCATCGAGGCGACACCCCCGAAGGCACTCCCCGGTAGACGGTCATCGTCCCGTCGGCACCCGTCCGGGTCATCGTCGACGGGATCGTCGGGCCGGTGTAGTAGCCGAAGTGAGCGAGGGGCGGCGCGTGCCACCGCTCCCCCGCGAGGGAGAAGTCGTTCGCTCTCACGGCGCCGGTGAGCCGGGACTCGAGGTCGACCTGGGAGTGATGGCCATGCCTCACCAGGGTGAGCTTCCAGTCGGCGAACCCCGACTTGGTCGCGATGTCGGTCAGCGTCGAGTTGGCCGAGGTAACCGTGTAGTAGCCGTCCCGCTCGGTCTTCGGCGCGAGCTGCACCTGGACGAGCGCCCCAGAAAGGCCGAGCACGTCCTTGTGCCGCGCGATGACCTCAGCCCGGGTCAGCGCGCCGGGCCACGCCTCGCGACCGGACAGGCCCAGCGTCGACTCGCCGGTCTCGGCTATCTCGAACCCGTCAGTGACGGTGAGCCGACCGACAATGCTCATGCCGTCTCCCGGTCGAGCTTGCGCAGGCCTTCGCGGATCTCCACGAGCATCTGCCGCGCCGCTACCCCCGGGTTGCGGAAGTCCAGGTCGGCGCCATTGACGGTGAGGTTCAGGTTCTCCACGCTGACCCCTCCCCCGCTACGGCTCCCACCGGAAGCCACCGTTGACGCCACGCCGGCGAACGCGGACACCGGCGCCGGGCCGCCGCCGGCACCCGCCAGTGACAGGGCGGGCTGCACGCTGATCGTCGCCATGTCGGCCATCCGCTGGGCAGCGGCCGAGACAAGGCCCGCCGCGGAGTCGATGCCCATCGCCAGGCCGGCGGGGATGAACTTGCCGAGCGCGGCAAAGAGCTTGCTCGGCGACGCGATGCCCAGTGCGTCCTTGACCCACTGCGGCATGATCGAGCTGAAGAAGCTCACGATCTTGTCGCGGAACCAGTTCCACATCCCCTGGATCCCGTTCCACAGGCCAGAGATGATGTCCCGGCCCGCGTTGCCGAGCAGGCTGCCGAGGTTCCCGATCGCCGAAAGGATCATGCCGGGCAGCGTCTTCAGCCAGTTGATCAACTCGTAGAACTTCGCGATGGCCCAGTCCTTGGCCCGGCCGAACCAGTCGGCGATCATGCCAGGCAGGTTGGCGAACCAGGAGATCGCGTCTCCGATCCACTTCACGCCGTCCTTAAACCACTTCGTCATCCCGTTGATCAGGTCCGGGATGATGCTGTGGCCGATCAAGGTGTCGAAGAGCCATTGGAAGATCCCGACCACCAGGTTGATGCACCAGGTGACCTTGTCGACCAGCCAGGCGAAGACCGGGATCAGCTGGCCCAGGATCGAGCCCGCTAGCTTGATCACCCAGGTGATCAGCGGCGCGATCCAGGCGATCACCCCGGCTAGCAGCGGCAATAGCGGCGCTATCGCCGTGACCAGCTGGGCGACCGCCGACACCAGCTCGATGGCGACCGGCGCCAACGCCTTGATCAGCTCGACGGCGACCGGCAGAAGTGCGACCACCAGCTGAGCCAGCGCCGGCAGGATCGGCGACAGGGCGGGCAGCAGCTGCAGGAAGGCCCCGACGAGCTGCAACAGCGACGGCGCGATCTGAATCAGCGCGTCAAGGAGTGCCTGACCGACCATCTGCGCCATCTGTGAGATCACCGGCAGCAGCGGGGTGATGGCCTGAACGAGCAGCCCAAGGGCTGAGACGAAGAACTGGCCGATCGTCCCGGCGATCTGCGCGATGATCGGGATCAGCGGGGTGATGGCCGGGACCAGCCCGGACACCAGTTGGGTGATCAGTGCGGCGATCTGCGGGAGCAACGGTGCGAGCGCCGGAACCAGGGCGTTGATCAACGTCGCGGCCAAGCCGAAGATCAGCGGCACGATCGGCGACAACGCGACCACGGCCTGCGCAAACGCCCCGACGAGCAGCTGAATCGACGGCAGAATCGCGATGATCCCCGACGCCAGGCTCGTGGCGATCAGCAGCACCAGCTGGCCGAGCACCGGCAGCAGCGGGGCGAACGCGGGCACCAGCTGGCCGATGACCGTTGCCGCCAGCCCGATGATCAGCGGGATGATCGGGGCGAGGGCGGTCAGCATCGAGGCGAACCCGCCGACGAGGACCTGAATCGGGCCCAACATCGCCTGCATCCCGGCGGCCAGGCTGGAGGCGATCAGCGTGGCCAGCTGGGAGATCACGGGCAGCAGCGGGGACAGGGACTGCAGGATCTCGCCGAAGACGCGGACCATCAGCTGGATCGACGGCAGCATCGCCTGTACGCCTGCAGCAAGCGTGGTGGCGATCAAGGCCGCGAGCTGGCCGACCACCGGTAGCAGAGGCGCGATGGCTGCGAGGATCCCGCCGAGCGCTGCTCCGATCGGGGCGAGCGCCGGCGCGAGCGACGCGAAACCCGTAGCCACCGCGCCGATGAACGCCTGCAAGCCGGGCAGGATCGCTGCGATGGCGGGACCGATGGCGGCGATCAGGGGCTGCACGGACGCGAAAGCGGCGCCGATGGCCTGACCGAGGGGAAGCATCGCGGGCGCCAGGGCGGCGACCGCCTGGCCGATGCCGGCGAACACCGCGATCATCCCCGGGCCGATCGCCGCGACGGCGGGACCGAGCGCGGTGATCGCCGTGGCGAGCACCGGGCCGACCATTTGAGCCAGCTGTGCGATGACGGGGGCGAGCTGGGCGATGACGCCCACAACGGCGGTGATCACCGGCAGGAACGATTTGGCGATGGCGCTCAGCGCGGTGAACACCGCGACCAGCGTTGACTGGCCCTGCGCTGATTTGAGGAACTGGTTCATCCCGTCGAGCAGCTGGCCGATGACGCCGAGTGCGCTCGCGCCAGAGGCCTGCATGGCGGTGAAGACCGACCGCACGATGCCGCCGACGTCGCCGACGATCGAGCCGAGCTGCTTGAAGACCAGCAGGGCGTTGTCCATCCATTGCAACGCCTGACCGCTCGCCGCGGCGTTGTACATGAACAGGCCGAACCGCTGCGCCACGGCGGCGATCCCGGGCGCCAGGGCGGCCAGCCATCCGGCGCCGACCACACCGAGGTCTCTGAAGCCGTTGAGCAGGGGCGTCAGGGCGGGGATGAAGGCGGTCACCGCGTCATGCAGCGAGGTGAACACGCTGCGGATGGCCCAGATCGACTCCGATGACCGGGCGAATTCGAGGACCTTCAGCGCGGCCTGGCCGAACTGCCCGGCCACGCTCTCCACCCCGTCGGTCAGAGCGTTGAGGACGGGCAGCAACGACCACATCTGCCCGACCAGCGGCCCGAACAGGGCATCCTGAGCGGCGAACTTGAGGCCCTGGAAAGCGGGCGCCAGCTGGAAGAGCTCGTACGCCACCTGGCCGGCGGATGCGCCCAGCCCGGAGGCGGCCGTCATGAACTTGTCAAAATCGCCGGAGATGGCAGCCGCGAAAGCGTCCCCGACGCCCGAAAGCGCGAGCTTCAGGGTGCCCAGCGCCGCAGCGCCGAGCAGTATCCCTCCCGGCAGGGCGGCGAGAATGCCGACGGCGGGCGCCAGCGCGGACACCAGGCCGATCGCACCTGAGCTGGCCGTGGCCATCGCCGCGCTCAAGATCGCCATCTGCGCCGCGGCTGTGATCAGCTGAACGCCCGCGCTGGCCAGGCTGCCGATGAACGAGGCGATAAGACCCGTCACCCGGGAGGCCGCCTGGCCGAGCCCGTCGAGTCGCGGGCTCAGCGTGCTGAACACGCTGAACGTGTTCGACATGCTGCTGAGCTTGCGTTCGGTGTTATCGGCCTCGTCGGCGACTTTCCGCAGGTTCCGCTGAACCTTGTTGACGCCGTCGTCGGTGTCAGCGATCACTCCCAGGCGGATCAGCAGGTTCTTGAACGTCGCCAAGACCGACCTCCTCCGCCGTGGTCCCCCAGCGGGGGAGGAAGTCGTTCAGGGTGAGCTTGCGATCCTTGGAGTCGGTCAGGGCCGAGACGACGCGGTAGGAGATCAGCGCGGCCAGGACGTCGTAACGGTGTTCACCGATCGGCCCGGCGACCTGCTCGTAGGCCATCCACTCGGTGAGCTCGCGGGAGCTGATGCGCGTCAGGAGTTCGGCGACGGTGCAGCCGAGGTGCCCGGCGAGGCGGAAGTAGAACTGTCGCTCTGGCCGGGCTCGGAATTTCCCGTGATCTCGTCGATGTCCTGGTCGGTCATGCCGGACAGGCGCTGAGCGACCGCGACGAGCCTCTCCAGCGCCGCCGCGGACTTGGTGCCGAGCTTCAGCACGTCACCTGCGGTGAACATCGGCGAGAAGTCCTCATTGATCGCGCACGCCGCGACCAGGCGGGCCCGCGCGTTCCGCAGGTTGACCTCGCGGCCTCCGCGCTTGCCCTTCTTCAGCGACGCCTCCTCGAAGGCATCCCGCTCGTCGCCCGCCAGGCCGCGGATGCGGACCTCGCCACCCCACTCGGGGACGGGCACGTCCTCGAAGGTGATGTCGGAGGCCTGCCAGATCTGTTCCTTGCTGAGTAGTGCCATCGGTGGTGGGTGCTCCTATCAGGCGGGGATGACGCCGTCTTCGGCGGGCTCGCGGGTGATGGTGAACTGGACCCGCAGGCGGGTCGCATCGTCGTCGCCGACGTTGGCGAGCTTGGTGGCCGACTTGACGCGGATCGGGTATGCGTCGTACTTGCGACCAGCGATGTCACCGCCGAGCATGCGGACGATGAAGCCGCCGGTACCGCGCGGGAACATCGCGCGGACGTCCACGCCGGAGGGGTCGAGGTAGAAGACGATGGCCGAGTCGTCCGCGGTGGTCTTGCCGGGGATCTTGCCGACGAACTCCGAGTCGCCGTCGGGCGTCTCGATGTCCTCACCGGAGGTGGCCCAGCCCTCGGTGGAGTTGATCTCTCGGGTCAGATCGGTCCCGGCGTTGATCTCCGGGCGCGTGATGGCGCCGGGGTTCGCCACGGTCGGGCAGTAAAGCCACCGGGCGACACCGGTCGGCCAGTAACGGTCGACCTGCGTGATCTGGGTCGCGGTCATTACTCATCCCCCTTGCTCGCGCGCCGAGCGCGCGGCGCCTTGTCGGTGTCCGGGTCCGGCAACGCAGAAGCCCCGGCGTCGGCCGGGGCTTCGTGGGTGGTGACCTGGTCTTTGGGTGGCGCGTCGCGAGGCGCGTCCTGCGGCGGATCCGGTGGTGCGTCGGCTTCGGCCAGTTGCCACCCGGCGCGCTGGTGAAGCTGAACCGACTGGACCGGCACACGCGCCGGCTGGCCGGGCAGCTTCGGGTGGGTCATCTCAACGAGTTGCAACTTCATCCCCGCTCCTAGGAGGCCGCGCCGATGATGGCGATGTCGTAGGTGGCCGGGCTGGCTCCGGAGTTGACCATGTCGATCAGGTCACCGGTCGCGGGCGTCACGACGACACCTGCTGCGGACGGATCCATCCACAGGAACACCCCGCCGGGCTTCACCGCGATCGAAGTGCTGACGGCCGAGAACAGCGGCACGCCGTTGGTCGCCCCGCGGCTGATGCTGACGTTGGTGACGTTGACCAGGGGCGTGGCAACGATCAAACCCTTGATCCGGGCGAAGGTGATCGGTCCGCCGAGTGCCGAGGTGAGAGATCCCGCCAGGTCGATACTGTCGGTCGCCGACGGGCCGACCGTGCGGGTGTCGGTCCAGATCAGGTTGGCCTGCCCTGCGCCCGCGCCGTCGGCGAAGTTGATCTGCCGTCCGATGCTCATGGGCGCCTCGACCGTGGTCAGGTCGAGAGCGCTGGTCAGCGAGGCCACCAGCTGCATAGTCAGCCGGGCATCAAGAGTCATGCTGTGTCCTTTCGATCACGTGATGACGACTGGCCCGGCGGAGAGGACGGGCTGCTCAGGTGCTGCCGGTCACCCGGCGGGGTATCTGGTGGGCTGGCCGGCGGACCAGACGCGGCGCGGCGGATAGGCGGGGCCGAGGTTGCGGAGAATCGTCGCGGCGAGCGTGTCGGCCGCTGCGGCGCCGTCTGTGAGGGTCTTGAAGCTGACCGGCGAGGCGACCAGGGCATCGGAAGCCGACGCCGCCTCGGCGAGGCCGAGGCCCGCCACCGCCGCCAGGGCGTCGGCGGCCGTACCGGTCTGGGTGAGCGGTGTGGTGGCCTGTGCGGCGAGCACGTCGACCGCTGAGGCGGTGTCGGTGGGCGTCTTCTGTACGCCCACGCTGATCGACTCGACCGCGCTCGCGCTGTCGGCCAGGGCGATGCTGGCGGTGACGACGAGGCTCTGCGCCGCCGATCCCGCGTCGGCCCCTGGGGCCGTGGCGGCCACCGTGACCGTGTCGCCGCCCGAGGCCGCCTGTGCCAGTGGCACGCTGCCCGCCACGGCGAGCGCCTCGGAGGCGGCTCCGGTGTCGTTGAGCTGGATGACGATAGGCGGCGCGGGGGGCAGGATGATGCGGCGGGGACCCCAGCTGATGCCGGGGCCGTCCTCCTTCGCCGTACCGGCGCCGCCCGACAGGGTGAACCCGCCACCGGAGTAGTCGACGGTCTCGGGCGTCAGGAGCGGGTGCCAGGCACGCAGGTTGGTTGTGCGGCGCGGCAGGTAGCTCCACGCCTCGTTTTCCAGCTCAGCCTGTGTAAGCGTCGCCGTCCAGAATTTGACGGCGGCGACGGATCCGTTGAGCCACCGAGCGGCATAGACCGGTTTTCCGATCCGCCAGTTGGTCGCAGTCACGGTGGCGGCGCCGAAGGCCCACGTGGTGACCGTGGAACTGGTGTCCCCCAACGCGCGGGTGATCATGGTTCCGTTGGCGCCGTTGACGCTGACCCCCGCGTAGTACCAGGTCCCCACCGTCAAGGCTCGGCTGCCGAACACCGACGCGCTGGACTCGATGAACTGCAAGGTGGTGCCGTCGGTGTCCGTGGCCAGGTAGGCGTTGTCGAAGCCGCCGGAGTTTCCGTCGTCCAGGGACCAGATGCCGCTCGTGTCGTTCTGGTCGACGGCTATTTTCAGCCAGCAGGTCACGGAGAACGAGCTGATGGCGCCGAGGCTGGCGGTCCTGGTGTACTCCTGGCCCGAGGCGTTGAACCGGACCGCCACGGCCTACCCCCCGATCAGCTGTCGCTGTAGCTGAGCCGGACCGAGGTGAGGATCGCGTCGATGGCCGTCATGGTGTCCCCGGCGTCGGCAGGCAGGCGGGAGATCCGCAGCCAGCACTCGTCCCCGACCGCGACCGAGTCGAGGCTGGCGCCTGACAGGGTGATCGTCGCCAGGTGGAGACGCTGAGCGGTCGTGCCGAGGTGGCTGTCGGCGACCTGGGCGGCGGTGGCGAGGGCTTTGGTTTCGATGTCGGTGGTGTCGGTGTTCGGGGTGATCGCGGCCAGCGCCGCCTCCCACACCACGGCGCCGGTCGTCCCCGAGTCGGCATACCAGAGCACGTCGACGGTGATCGACCCGGAGCCGTACAGCGCGGGGTTGAACTTCCAGTACGCGCGCTCAGCCGTCGTGCCGTCGAATGCCAGGCCGGTCACCGGATAGTTCGTCCCTTGGTTGCGGACGAACTGCGGGAACGCCGACGCCAGATAGGCGGCTTCCTCCGGAGCGAGGTACAGCGGGATGGTTGCCATCAGATGATCACCACAGGTCCGGCGCGCAGCACGGGTTCCTCCGCGACGGTGGTGACCCGGACCCACATCTGGTAGGTGCCGTCGACTAGGACGGCCGTTGTCCCAGGGCCGATGAGGATCCGGGCGTCCGCTCCGGCGGGGGTGATGTTGTCCCACGCCGCGGCCTTCCAGTCGGGCGCGGTGGGTTTGGCTGCCTGGATGAACGCAACTTCGACTGTCTCGCCACCGGTCGCGCCCTCCACCCACGAGTAGACGTACTCCTTGCTGAGCGAGCTGATCTCCTCCAACGCGGACCTCCTATCTCGTGCGGGGTGGACCGGCGGAGTAGCGGCGACGAGGCACGGCGGCCTCCCACGCGCGGCCGGGGTCGCCCGCCGTCCAGGCGCGTGCCGGGCGAGCGGCGGTCCAGGCGCGGCGGGGCGGGTGGATGCGGCCGATGTCGCGTTGCAGCCGCGCGATGAAGGTGTCAGCCCCGTTGGCGGTGTCGGTGAGGGCCTTCGCCAGAAGCGGACCGCCCGTGATGGTGTCGGCGGCGCTGCCTGTCTGGGTGAAGGCCCCGGTGGCGGTGGCGGTGAGCGTGTCGGCTGCGGCGCCGGCCTGCGCGAGCGCTGGCCCCCCGGTGACCGACACCGTGTCCACTGAGGTCGCGGTGTCGGTGAGGGGCTTCGGCACACCCGCCGTCATCGACTCCGAGGCGGATCCGGTGTCGGTGACGGCCAGGCTCACCGTGGCGGTGAGCGCATCGGCGTTGCTCGCGGACTCGGCGAGCGGGACGGTCGTGGTGGCCACCAGCTGCTCGACGGCCGACCTTGCATCGGCAAGAGACGCCGCCGTCGAAACCGACAGGCTGTCGGCCGCCGCCGCGGACTCCGGCAGGCCGGCGAGGGTCAACGGCGCCGGCCGCCATAGGCGTCGACGGCCCAGTCCCCACGAGATACCTGGCCCGTCCTCGACTGCCGTCCCCGCGCCCCCGGACAGGGTTTGCGCCTGACCGGAGTAGTCCACGGTCTCCGGCGTGAGGAAGGGGTACCAGGCGCGAAGGTTGGAAGTTCGCCGCGGGAGGTAGCTCCAGGCCTCGCCTTTCATCTCATCGGCGGTCAGCTCGGCGGTCCACACCTTGACGGCCGCCAAGGTGCCATTGAGCCATTCCCCGCCGCCATGCGATTGCCCGAGCATCAGGGATGACCCTGAGACGGTAATCGCATCGAACGTAGATGAGTCCTCAGAGAAACTGGATGCGGTGATCTGACGCGACACGATCCTGAGGTCATTCGGTGGCCCGAAGGAAAGGCCGACAAAGACCCACTCCTGAAGCGAATAGGGTGCGACCCAGTTGTAAAAGTGGGTACCGCCCGACTCCGCCCAGGTGGTTATCAAGGAGTTCGCGTCAAACCGGAACTTCATCGAAACGTAATCGATGACTCCGCTGCCCACCGACCACAGCGCCGAATCGGCCCCTGACCCGGTTCCCTGCTTCCGCGCCCAGCACGTCACCGTGAACGCTGACGTAGTGCCCAGGCTCAGCGTCCGGCTGTAGCTCTGCCCGTTGGCGTTGAACCGGACCGCCACCGCACCCCTCCTACGTGCTCAGGGCCGCGGAGCGCGAACGCCTCACCGGAACCCGGCCTTCCTGGCGGCCTCGTCCACCGTGGCGGACAGCTCGGCGTCGATCTTCTCGAAGTACGGCCGCGCGCCCTTCACCAGGAACGGGCGGGCCACCTGGGTGTACCAGTGCTTGCGGTTGCCGAACAGCGGATGGCGGAAGGTGCCCTCTTTGTCGTCGTTGTTGTACGGCCGGGCGTGCGGGGCCTTGTTCCGGTCCACGGTGATCGCGATGCCCGGGTTGCGCTTGGACAAGCCGATCGACAAACGGGTCGCACGAGGAATCCGCGTCGACCAGATCGTCTGCAGCCGGACGTTGAACAACGCCGCCTGCCCGATCCCCTTCATCCGGGGCCGCAGATCCCGACGGACGTCCTTCGGCATCTTGCCGAGCTGCACGATGAACGCCCGCAGCTCCAGGGAGCCCTTCGGGCCCGTCGCGGCGGCCATCAGCGGCCCGTGAACGCGTCCACGGCGACGACGAACCGGACGACCGCCACCGCGCCGTCCTCGGTCTGCGCCTGGGCCAGCGAGTCGGTCGACACCCGGGTGCGCATCACCGCGCCGCCCAAGGTCGGGTCCACGGCGAGCTCGGCGGCCAGCGCGTTCACGAACCCGTAGGCCGCCTCCCGCACCACCTCGGGGTCGACCTCGCGCCCCTTCCACGACGACGCCAGGCACGTCACGGCGTACGACTCGCGGTCAGGGTCCACGGTGCCCTGCTGCTGGGAGCGCGTCGACTCGACGGCGACCTCGCTGGCGTCGCCGGTGAACCCGATGCAGATGATGTCGTCGGCGTCCTGGTGCATAGCGGGCTGCCCGTCGACCACCAAGGCGCCGGGGTTGGCCCGCGTCGCCGCGGCCACCAGAGCCTTCAGGCAGGCCGGGATCGTGGAGACGGTGCGTGGCATGGCCTACTTCCCGTTCGTCGTTTCGAGGTCAGGTTCGACCTGACCCGGCACACGGTCAGGTCGAACCTGACCCTGGAATCGCGAACTCCGGCGGTCCGGCCGACCGGGCCTCATCCGATCAGCACCTCGTCCTGAGGGCGCTTGTCGAGGCCGAGCAACTGACGCACGTTGTACGGCAGCGCGAACGAGCTCCCCGGCAGCACGACCTCATCCACCCCGACCGCCGGACGGCCGCCGCCGGAGTTGAGCTGGCTGGTGCGCCACAGGTGGGCGGTGAGGTCCAGTGCCGCCAGGCGGAAATTCGCCGGGACCGGGGAGCGCCCGGCCCGGTAGGTGACGCGCACCCGATCCGACCAGCCAAGGCCGGTCACCCTGAGCACTCCCTCGGCGGACTCCAGCGTCCAGCCATGGGCGCCCGTCGCCGCATCGGCCGCAGCAACGACCTCGAGACCAGGGAGCTTCTGCACGCTGGTGATGGAGATGACCGGGCGCGTCGGGAGCACGAGCTCGCCGCGGTGAGGCCGCCGGTCGGCCACCACGGTCAGCGGTGACACCTGCCCCTTCCGATCGGTGATCATCTGACAGGCGGCGGACACGAAGACCCGCAGCTTCTCCGCATCCGCCGTGACGCTCTTCTTCTTCATGTGCTCGATGGCGTCCGCAAGACTGATGAAGTCCCCGTCGTCGGCGGGCTGCACGTCGAAGGTGTCGCTGTAGGCGGAGGCGTTGAGCCCGGTCGCCACCCAGCGGGCGTGATGCCGGCCCGCCTGCACCGTGGGGTAGTCGTAGTCGTAGACCCCGGGCGTGGTGGAGACGATCGGCCCCTGCGTGACGGTGGTCCCGTCCGGCAGGGTGACGGTCAGGTTCACCGCCGTGGCGTCCGCCGGATTGCCGTCCGCGTCCGTCACCGTGATCGACAAGGGAACCAGGTCCCCGAGGTCGAAACTCACCCGCCACCTCCCATCGTCGCGCCCGAACGGGTTCGTGCAGTCATCGCGGACGCCTCGCCGGGCGAGTAGGACACCGCGGGGCCCTCCACGTGGCGCCCCGACGCCCCAGGCGCCGGCCGGACTCGCGGTCCCATCGCTCCGCGGGTCACTGTTGGCTCGGGGCCGGTCGCCAGCAGGACGGTCGTCGCGGTGGCGCCGTCGCCGAGCATCGCCGTCGCCGCCGCCAGGAGGACCTCGGCCCCCACGCCGCTGTCGACCAGACCGATCGTCATCGACACCGTCAGCGCCTCAGAGCCCGCCCCGGAGTCGCCGAGCGTCTTCGGCGTGCCCACCGACACCGACTCGGCCGCGGAACCGGCCTCACCGAGCGGCAGCTGCGCGGCGAGCGTGGTGAGCTCGGCGGCGCTCGCGACATCCCCGAGCTCGAGCTGGACCGCCACGGCGAGGGCGTCGGCGGCGACAGCCGCCTCGATCAAGGCTGCCGGGTTGCCGAGCGAGACGCTCTCTGCGGCCGACCCGGCTTCGGACAGGGCGACCGTCACGGCGCCCGTGAAGGCTTGGGTGGCCGCCCCGGCGTCCGCCAGCGCCTTGGGTGTGCCGGTCGTAGCGTCGTCCGCGCCGGACCCGCTGTCGGCCAGTGGCACCGTTGCGGCGGCGGCCAGACCGTCGGCGCCCGACGCGGCCTGGCTGAGCGCGACCACCGCAGCGACCGTGAGCGCATTCGCCGCGGCGCCGGAGTCGGCCAGCGTGACGGTCGCGCCGAGCGACACCGCCTCAGCACCGGACCCGGAGTCAGCGAGAGGCGCCTGCGCGGAGCCGCCGGCGGAATCGGCTGCCGAACCCGCGTCGGTCAGGGACGCCGAGGCGGCGACATTCAGGCTTTCAGCGCCGGCGGCAGAGTCGGCGAGGGCCTTCGGGATGTTGGCACCCAGGGTGTCCGCGCCTGAACCGGCCTCAGCCAGGGGCGCCGAGACGGTGATGGTGAAGCTCTCCGCCGCGGCGGCCGTATCGGCTATGGATGGTTGGAAAGCTACCGAGAGCGCGTCGGCGGCCGAGCCCACCTGCGGCAGCGAGGCCTGAACAGTGACCGCGAAGGCCTCGGCCGTGGCCGAGGAATCGCTGAGCGGTACTGCTGCGGTGGCCAGCAGTGCGTTGGCGGCCGATCCCGCGTCGGCCAGCGCCACCGCCGTTGCGGAAGCCGAACGGGGGACCAGCAGGAGCGGCACCTAGGCCCCCTTAGAAGAGCTGGAGCGCCATCATCGGGATGTTGTCGGCCTGCGTCGCACCCGACGCCGCGACATCGGCCAACGCCCCGGTGCCCTGACTGGCCAGCGAGTAGCCGATCCCCGGGAGGCTCAGCCCGGTGGTCTGGATCATGTTCGGCATCAGGAACGCTCCCGGACCCATGAGATTCGCGAAGTTCTGGCCGCTGCCCACGGTGATGCACTTGACCGACAGCCAGTACAGGCCCGGGTCCAAGGTCAGGTTCATCGAGCCTGTGCCCGACGCCGGGGATTGGACCAGCACGCTCGCAGTGTTCGGGACCGACAGCGCGCCCGCGGCCGTCAGCTCCTGCACCAGGCACTGCGGGTAGCCGCTCCAGCCGACGTCATCGTAGATGCCCCACCGGATCGTGGACTGGGTGGTGCCGGCCGTCACCGTGGCGAGCGCCATCCGGATGTACCGCTCCCTGCCCTGGCAGACCACCCAGGGCAGCCAGTACTGGGTTTGGGCGACCATGGGCGCAGCGATGCCGTTGGTCCGGTGCTCCGCCGTGTAATAAACGCCGGTGCGGCGTGACCGTACGACGGCACCCTGCCGGGGTGAGGGTACGTTGAAATTGGCCGCGATCCCGTGCTCGGTGGTCGGGGTCATGCGGCGGAGCGCCACCATGCACGCATCAGCGCACCGCGCTGCGCCCAGCTCGTTGGGGTGCAGGCCGTCCCAGTAGTAGGCGGCGGTTTTGTTCATGGCGCTGTCGATGTCGGCGATCTGCACCATAGCGTCGAACTCGGCCACCACGCCGGCGATGACCGCGTTCAAGTCGAGCACGTTCTGGTCCTTGGCCGCCTCGGTGCCCGTCCATGCCGCGTACAGCCCGTACCCCGTGGCGGTGAGCCGGGCCACGTTGCACACGACGACCGGCGGGGCGGCTCTGGCTTCCATCCACCAGCAGTCGAACGACACCGACCCGCCCGCGTCCAGCGAGGTGACGGTCCCGACGATGGTCTGCCCGGCGTTGGCCGAGGTCAGGTTGGTGATCCGCCGCACCATTTTGGAGTGGGTGAACAGGGCGGCGGCGACAACGCCCGACGTGACCGTGGTGCCGGTGACCCCGGCCGTGCCCGACCATGTGACCGTGCCGCCGTTGGTGCTGTTGCCGTCCAAGCAGATCGCAACCGGCGACCCGTCGTAGTCGGACGGAAGGGTGATCGTGAACGTGGCGCTCGTCGTGGTGGTGGCATTGCGGGTGCTGTTACCGAACGACCAGTCCGAGGTGCCGGCACCCACCGTGAACCCGGCGCCATAGGCGATCGACGCGTCGGTGTCGTCGAACACCCGGGCCGCCCGCCACAGGGAGATAGCCGCCCGCAGCACATGCCCGAACGTGGTGTTCAGGGAGGTGAACCCGGCGCCGGGACCGCTGTTGCCCAGGTCGTTGATGCCGTAGCACATGAGCAGCGCGCCACCGTCGGCGGTGTACGGGGCGCCCCGGCTGGTGTTCTTGCCGTTCTCCTGGAACACCCTGCCGAACCCGCCCAGCTTGCGGCCCTGAAGGATCAACTGGGCGCCGGAGACCGCACGGTTACGCCAGTTGGTGTACTCGATGTCCAGGGAGGCGCGGAACAGGGCGTCGAACCGGCCCGTCTGGTCCACCGCGCCACCGGTGAACTGGAGATATGAGTGGCCGAAGGTGTTCCACATGTCCGGGGTCGGATACTGGGTGCGCTGCGCGAGAGGCATGTCAGGCCGCCGTCGCCAACGTCGAAAGGATTGTGCCGCCAGCGACCGCGCCGGCCATGGAGATGGCCAGTGTGGACAGCTGCACGGGCACCTCCCACCGGTCGCCCGGGTCCAGGTACCAGTGGTGAGCGGCTGCGCTGGGGACGGTGGAATCGAAGCGGAAGTACACCCGTCCGTTTGCGGCCGACTCGATGAGCACGGCGACCCGGCCGGCGTCGGCGGCGATCTGGCCGGCCTGCCCGGCGGTGGTCACCGTCCAGGTGTTGAGCGTGCCGACCGCCGTGGCACGGGCTTCGCGCACCACCTGCTGGTGGTCGCCGCCAGCAACCGCGAACGTGTCGATGCTGGTCCCGGCGCCAGCGGTGATCGCTACCGAGCTGTCGGCCATTGGATCAGGTGAACGTGATCGTCGCGGTGGCGGTCCAGGTTTGGCCGGCGGCCTTCGTGCCCTGGGCGATGCCGGCTTTCCTGTTGAACAGCAGTGCGCCGACCACGGCGCTCGCCGCCGCTGTGCCCGAGGTGACGTCCAGCCCGAATTCGTTCCACGCGAAGTTCCCGTCGGCCGTGCCGAACGTCGCGCTGAACGCCAGCGTCCGGGTGCCGAGGGTGCCCGCGCCGGACACAGGCTGGAACCAGCGGTTGGCCGAGCCCGCCGCGGCGATCAGGTCGGTGTCGGTGTACGCCTCGGCTGTGGAGCTGTTCCCGACACCGATACGGGTGTGGGTCGCGTCGAGCGCTTGCGTCGCCCCCTGATTGCTCAGGAGGTTCATCAACCTGGTCCACCCGTTGTTCGTGATCAGGTTGCCGTGGACCTCGGACACCTCGTACGGCTGCACGCCCAGTCGCATGAAGTCGTCCCCGGCCGGGGCCACCAGGCCGGACCGGCGCTGAGCCCATCTCGTCTGCTCGGCATCCCAGCGCTGCACCAGCCAGTCCGTGGTCCCGCGGACCACCTCGGGCAGCGCGGCACCCACGCCGACCGACATGCGGTCAGCCGCCTGCGCGATATCGCTCACTTGTCCCCCTCCGGAGTACGCGACTTGTCGGCCGGCCGACGCCCCGCCTTGTTGGCCGCGGCGGGCGTCTTCTTCTCCGGCTCGGCCTGCTCCTGGTCCTCCGGCTCTGGTGCGGCCTCGCTGGACTCCAGCAGGCCATACCGGGCCGCGGTGGCGTGCGACACCTCGCCCCCCTTCGGGCAGAGCAGGAACATGGCCTCCGGGTCGCCGTCCTCGACGACCCGGCTCTTGTCCTCCACCAGGTACAGCCGCCGGCCGATGCGCACGTTGCCGCTCATGCGATCGTGGCCCCCCCGGTCAGCGCGGCCAGCTGCCAGGCCGACCCGTCGTAGGCGACGATCGCGCCCTCCCCGACCGCGTTCAGCGTGATCGTGCCGCCAGAGACGGCCAGCGTGTACGCGCCCGTGGACGACCACGCCCGCAGCGCCACGACCACCACGTGGCCGGCCTGCGTCGCCGTCATGGTCACGGTCTTGGTCGCCGCGTCCGTCGACGAGAGGCTGACCACGCCGTCGTCGCGTGCCAGCACCGCCGCGGCGTTGGCGGCCAGGACCCGAACCGCACCCGGGCGCGGCTGGACGCCCTCGATGATCGCCATGTCGTCTCCTAGTCGGGCAGCTGGACGTAGAACAGGACCACGTCGAAGGTGCCGGCGGTCAGCGCCGCCGTCGCGACCGTGGCCGTGACCTTGCGCGCCGCGGTGGTCTTCACCGTGGACGCGCCCGTGAAGACCGGGACCACGCTCTTGCGGCCGGTGGTCGACCAGGGCGCACCGGAGACGGCGGCGGCCGCGACGATGTCGCCTGCGCCTTCGACGGTGACGGCGACGGTCGCTGCGCCGCCGGAGGTGAGCGCGACGTCCACCTCGACGAACCCGCCGAGGACGATCGCGTTGATCGGTATCACGCCCGCCGGGGTCAAATCGATGTCGCCGACCGCGCCACCGTCGACCGAGAAGTCATAGCGACCACGCACGACCTTCATCTCGGTGGCGCGCGGGTATCCGCCTGAGTACATGGATTCCTCCTCGCATGCGGAAGGGGAGGGCACAGGGCCCTCCCCTCCGGTGATTTACAGGCCCGTGGTCTCGGCGAACGCGAGCGGCCGGTAGTGCACGACCGTGCAGCGCAAGTCGGCGCGGATGGCCAGCTGGCCACGGATGAAGTAGTCCCCGTGGCTGTTGCTGACCTGCACGTCGATGCCCCTGCGGACGGCGAGCTCGGCGAAGTTGGCGTAGTCGCCCATCAGCGCCTTGGTCGCCGGCGCGGCCACCGTCTCCACGACCGGGACACCCCAGATGGTCATCGGGCCGGGCATGGCCGGGTGACCCCAGATGTAGACGCCGTCCGCGGTGCGAAGCAGCCTCACGGGCTCCCATTTGGCCGGGGTGATGAACACCACGCTCGGCTCGGCGAACCCGGTGTCGCGGATGCGCCGCATCGACTTGTACAGCGCGTCGGGCACCGTGTCGGTGCCCTTGGCCTGGCTGATGATGCCGGTGACGTTCTCGGTGCCCAGCAGATTCGGCGCCGTGCCGTTGCCCCGCAGGATCTGCAGGTCGAGCCTCTGCCTCAACATAAAGGGGAGACGATTCTCGACATACGCCCTGGCCCGCGGCTCGTCTTCGAACAGCTCGTCGGTGACGGGCAGGAAGATCGGGATCTTGCGGACCTGGCTGTTCTTCTCGTCCAGCTTGAGCTGCGCCTCGGGGAACTGGTCACCCTCGGCGGTCTCCTGCGAGGTGTTGTTGTACACCGTCTCTTCCATGTAGACCACCGCCGCCTGAGTGGTGGTGGTCTGCGGAATCAGGTCCGCGATGTGCGGAGCCGGCCGGGTCGGGAACATCTCCAGGTGGCCGGTGCGCGTGGTCTCCGGCTGCCACCCGCCGGTTGACAGAAGCGTCTTCAGCGAGATCTCGATGCTGGCCTGAGGGCCGCCACCGGACCCCCGGTTGTATCCCTTCACCGCCTGGCTGGCCATGAACTGCTCACCGAACGAGCGTTCCCGGCCGTCCTTGGTGCGCAGGCGGTCCTCGTCGAGGTCCTTGTGGCCGGACTCGGTCTGCTCCGCCTCCTTCGCGGCGCCTGCCGCGCGGGCGATGACCAGCAGTTCGTCTACCTTGGCCTTGCGCTCGTCGATGTCGGCGTTGAGCTGGCGGATGAAGTCGACTTTCGCCGAGGTGTCGCCCTGGACGGACTTCACCTTGCTCATGTCGTACTCGGGGCCGGCCTCGTCGAAGATCTCCTTCAGGCTCTTACGCTTGGCGTCGAGCCCGGCCTGCGCTTCCTTGAGCGCCGGAAACTCTATGACCCTCTCGGGTACCGCGACAGTCATGATCTCCTCACAGTCCTTGAAGCTGAGCCACAGACCGCGCGAACACCGAGGCGAGCTCGGCGTCGGTCGGGTCCTCAGGGCCCAGAGGTGTGGAGAGCAGGGCCTTCAGGCGCTGAAGGTCGGCGTCGATCCAGTCCAGGAGCTCGGCCGAGCGGGGCGCCATGCCCTTGCCCTTGAGTGCGCGGAGAGCCACGACTTCCGCAGTTCGATCGACGAAGGCGGACACCGCGGCTAGGACCGCGTGTCCCTCTTCGGCGTACTTCAGCGAGCCGCCGAGGGCTTCTTTCAGCTCCGGCGGCTCAACATCGGCATCCCGCAGGTGCCCCGCGAGATGCTCGTAGACGCCCTTACGGTCGGCATCCGGAATGCCGCCCTTGGCGTCGTTCAGGCGGGCGATGCCCATCAGGCACGCCCGCACGTTCGCCGGCCCGCCCACGCCGTGGTGATGCGGGATCCGATACGACGACTTGGCCTCGGGGTCGCCGGCGCCGTCCACCCAGGCGTACACGGTGCGCAGCTCGGACGGCCGGGCGTCGTCCGCCAGGTCCGCGACCGTTTTGGCGCCGTCCCAGCTCCGCGAGGTGACCTCGCAGTCGTGCGGCGCGATCGGCCGGCCCAACCGCAGCGGCGCATCTGCCCCGGCCGACTTCGCGCTGAGGGTCCGGGTGTTCAGCCCAGCGCCACGAAGCACCGGAGAGACCTCGAAGACCTTCAGCTTGTTCAGGAAGCGGACCTTGCGCCCCTCGAAATCGCCGTACGACCACTCCACAGGGTCATAGCCGTACGACCACTCCCCCAGCCCGGCCTTCGCCAGTTCCTGGACCGTCAGGAAGGCGTTCTTGCCGTGGTCGGTGTTCATGAGGAACTGGCCCTCGAAAACGGCCTCTTTCTGGGTCTGCCGAATCGTCCCGGTGCCCACCGGAAGCTCGCCGTCCCATGAGCTGTGACCGTAGGCGGAGATCAGCACCGGCGCGCCGTCCTCGAACGCGCCCTGCTGTGTCACATCCCCGTCGGAGTCGATCGCGTTGAAGGTCGAGAAGACCGCCTTGACCAGGCCCTTCGCCTCGTCCTTGATCTCGACTCGGAGGTTCTTGGTATCCATCACTGCTCCTTTGCCGGATCGGTAGTCGGCGTGGTCTGGCCGCCGGCGGGCGGCTGGTCTGGTGGAACGACTGGAATGGCCTGCGCGGTAGTGCCAGGCGGCTGGAGCTGGACGGAAACAAGCCCGGTGTGCACCAGGAGGCTTTCGTCCTCGGCCGCGACGGCCGCCTTCGCCGAGTCGGAGGTGAAGCCCTCCCGGACCAGACCGGTGATCGTCCGGGCTCGGATCTCAAAGATCTCGGCGGCGTCCTTGCGGTCCTCCTGCAGGAACCGGATGTCGCGGTCGTCGTACCAGAGCTCCGCGTTGTCCGGCACCGCGACCAGGGGCGCGAGTGCCCCGGCCGCGCCGCGCCACAAAGACCTCAGCGTGCCGTCCGCGAAGCGCCTGCGGGCCATCCCGTAGTTGCCCGCGTTCAGCGAGCTGCCGTCAAGTCCGCGCTAAGGCGAAGCTCTACTTTCATCGATCTCCAGGCGGACGGCCAGACGGCCGCGAGCCGTGTCCCGGCAGCGCGATGCCCTCGCCAACCGGTACTTGGCGAGGGCATCGGTCATTCTCTTACGGGTGGCGCGGCCTGTGGGGCTCTGCGTCGTCTACCAGGCGCGGCGGCCCGGCTGGGCCGAACAGCAGCCGCGCGAGCTTCCGGGCCTGCTCGGGAGTCGGCAGCGGGGCTTTCGCCGTTTCTCGCTCGATGTGCTCGGCCGTCTCGTCGTCCAGCTCGAACAGGCGCTGTATCTCCCGCATCTCAGGCGACAGCTCGGGGGACGGCGCGGCAGCCCTGCTGCTCTTGGTCACTTCTTCTTCCCCTTCTCGGGCAACGCGGCGCCTTCCTCATCCACGTACCAGCGCCACATTTCGACCGTCACCTTGGACACGTCTCCATCGGGCGCTTGCTCGCGAACCTTCTTCACCAGTTCCTCGGATGCCCCCCGGATCCCAACGAGCTTGTGCCGGTGCTGGCTCGGCATCGGGCCGCCCTCCCTCTTAGGTGGTTGACCACCCGACAGTAACAGGTCTAAGGTGGTTAACCACCCCCTCTTTTGAGGGAGAGGCGCCTAACCGCAAGACGGCCCCCGCCAGCGATTGCAGCGCACGGCGAGGGCCTTGATCGGAAGCAGGTCCGACCCATGTCCAACCCAATCACATGCCCGACTTGGTGCGAGCGCGAGCACCCCACCAGCTACCTCGCCCATGAGCGCTACGTCGCCGAGCTCAACGCCGACGGCGGCGAGCTCGTCATCGAGGTCACCGTGAATCAGCACGTGCAGCCCGGCCGTGTCGACGCGCCCGTCATGCGCCTGTTCGCCCACCAGGGCGGCGACCACGGAGAGACCACGATCCTGGACTTGGCCGCCGACCAGGCCGCCACCCTCGGCCGGATCATCGCGCTGCTGGCGTCGCACGGCCCGGGGCACCGGTTCGGCGTGGCCCTGACCGACGCCGCCGCGGTGATCCTCGCGGGCGGTGGGCGGTGAAGGCCGAGCGCCGACCGGCCGCCACGGTCACGATCAGCGTCGAGGACCTCGACCGGCTGACGGCGGCAGCTACCACGCTGTTCGGCATCGCCAGCGAGCTCCGCATCCGCTGGGAGAACGCCGAGATCCAGGCCGGGGGCGTCCCGGACGGCATCAATCCCGCATGGGTCGCGCAGAAGCGCGCCGCCGACGGCGACCAGCTGGCCGCCCGCCGGGCCTCGAAGGGTGGCGTGCGATGACCACGGCCGAAGAGATCGCGTTCGTCGACGCCATGACGGCCGACGAGCTGCGCCAGGCGCTGATGCACCTGGCCGGGTACTCACCCGACGGGTTCGCCGACGCCATCGCCAAGGTCCAGCGTGACCGCGCCTGGCGTGCCGAGATCGAGGTGTCGAAGTGAAGGGGGCCCGTGCGATCCGCTGGTCGACGGCGGCCGTCGTGGTGGCGCTCGCGGCCGTCGCCGCCGTGGTGTCCTACCGGCACGCCCTGGAGGTGATCCGCGCCCACGGCGAGAGCGGGTTCACCGCCTACCTGGTGCCGCTCACGGTCGACGGCCTGATCTACGCGTCATCCATGGTGCTGCTCGACGCCTCCCGGCGCGGCGTCCGTGTGCCGCCTCTGGCGCGGTGGACGCTCGCTCTCGGCATCGTGGCCACCCTCGCCGCCAACGTGGCTCACGGGCTCGCTCACGGCGTCGTCGGGGCGGTCGTGGCCGCGTGGCCCGCCGCCGCGTTGGTGCTGTCGTATGAACTGCTGATGGCGCTGATCCGGGGTGCGGCCGTACGGGCGACTGTCCAGAATTGGACAGTCGAGGCGGTAGCCGCACCCGTGGCCCGGGTGCCGGTGAGTCGCGAGGTGTACGACTGGGCAGCCGAGCGGGACCTGTTCGACTCCGTCGCGGCCGATGCACCCGGCGCTGTACCCGCCGACGGGCCGCCCGCCGTGGACGTACCCGGCGATGCACCCGAGGCCGACCCCGATCCCGAGTGCGCACCCGGCGACGTACCCGAGCGCGATCCGCTGTACCCGGAGGCCGTTCGCTTGTACCTCGGCGACGTCGCGAGCGGCGCCGTCCCGCCGCTGCGAGCCATCAAGGCCGACCTCGGTATAGGCCAAACCAAGGCGCAACAGGTGCAGGGCTATCTACGGACGCTCGCCGCGAGCTGAACGAGTCGAGCAGAATGCCCCGCCGGTCGACCGGCGGGGCATTCTGCGTTCCGGGGTAAGGAGTCTTCAAGGCTCTTGACAGCACTCCGGAGGAGGCTGACGATGCGCTGGTCCGAGAAATCTCCGGAAACACTCAGGAGAGGGAAAGATCGATGCGCCTACAGTTCCTTGGCAAGGAAACCGACGGCGGTAACTCCCCTACGCTGTGGGACACCGACGGCGACGAGTACGTGATCCAGGGCTTTACGGTGACCGACGCCGAGGCCCTCGCGGACATCGGCGCCGTTCCTGATGGGGAGCTGATAATCCGCATCCCCAAGCGCCTGATGGACCACCTGCCGAAGGAGACACATGGACCTGCTGACTAAGGAGGAATTCCAGCAGAGATTCCACGGGTCGAAGCGGGCCTTCCACCTCGAACTACGGGACGCCTACAACGTCACCGCCGAGGATGAGCCGTTCCGGAAGTGGCAGGCCGGCGAGTACGACGACCACGCGTGGCGGCGCCCGTGGCAGGCATTCATTCGCCAGGTGACAGGCGCCGGCTGCGCGATGCAGCGGGTCAGGGTCGTCACCGTGCCCCATGCGCGCTACACGCGATGGCTGCTCGACATCGCCGGCGACAACGTTGAGGCCGGGGAGGACATCCGATACCTGCCACGACACCTCGCCGCGGACATCGACTTCCCCCCGGAGGACTGCTGGTTGTTCGATGACGACCAGCTGGTGCTCAGCGTGTTCCCGGGCGACGGCCGGGCCGGTGCGTTCGTCGCCGAGACCGATCCCGACCTGATACGCAGGTACCTGATCGCCCGCGATCTGGTGTGGGAGCGCGCGATCCCGCACGCCGTTTATGTTCACGCGCAGCGCCGCGCCTGATTCGCCGCTTCGACCGTGTCACAGCCGACCGACCAGGCCCGCCAGGCGCTAGGTTCCCGCCTCCGTGAGATGCGCCAGGACGCGCGGCTCACGGGCCGGGAGCTCGCCGCGCGAGCCGGTTGGCGGCCCCCGAAGGTGTCCAAGCTGGAGCACGGGCAGCAGAACGCCAGCGAGGAGGACATCCGTACCTGGTGCCAGGTGTGCGGCGCGCGGGACCAGATCCCTGAGCTGATCGCCACGGTGCGCGCGATCGAAGCGCAGTACATGGAATGGCGACGACAGATGCGGGGAGGTCAACGCCGCGTCCAGAGCGTGCTCCGCGCCGAGGATCTCTCCACCCGCCTGTATCGGATCTTCGAGCCGTTCCACATCCCCGGCTTCCTCCAGACCCGCGATTACACCCGGGTCATCATGGCGCGCAGTGCCCATTTCTACGAGGCACCGAACGACCTGGAAGCCGCTGTAGCGGCCCGTCTGGGGCGTCAGACCATTCTTCGAATGGGTGACCGCCGGTTCCACATCGTCGTGGCCGAGCAGGCCCTGTACACCCAAGTGGGCGGCCCTGAGGTGATGCGCGGCCAGCTCGCCCACCTCCTGGACGAGATGGCCGCGCTGCCCCGGCTGCGTCTCGGCGTCGTTCCCCGCGCCGCCGACTACGAGCTCGGCCCCCACGCGGGTTACTGGATCTTCGACGCGCGGCTGGTCATGACGGAGACGGTCACGGCCGTTCTGAACGTCACCCAGCCGCGAGAGGTCGCCATGTATGAGCGGCACTTCGACGGAATAGCGGGCCTCGCGGTGTACGGCCAGGCGGCCGCTGCCCGAATTACGGCAGCGAGCGAAGCTCTCTAAGAAATCTCAGGAAATCTCGTTGAGTGTGACGCGTGTGCCTGCCGACGATCGGGGGGACGAAAGGCGGGCCCGCCTGGCGCTGATGACGACCAGACGAGCCCTTGATCGGACGCGGAGGTCCGACCCATGGCACACCTTAAAGCCACCTCAGTGGACGCGCCCCCAGGATGGCGGGTGTTCCGAAGCGATAAGGGCCGCTTCTGGGCCACCCGCGAGGAGCCCTACCCCGAGCCCGAGCAAACCGCGTGGCGGACCGTGGACGCCGACGACTTGACCACGCTGTGCCGGACCATCGCCGAGCAGGAGAGCCGAGCCGAGCTGGGAGCGTCATCATGAGCGAGTCCGATCTCCACGTCGTGGACACCGACCAGATCAGGGAACAGAAGATCGCCGCCCTGGCCCAGACCTACCCGGCGTGGCAGATCCGGTTCGTCGGATCCACCATCGCGGGCCCCATGGGCTGGTGGGCCATGCGGCACGCTCCGCTGACCGAGGCCCAGCGCGCGGCCGGCCTGGTGCCGTCCATCGCCCGCGGCGACATCGTGTCCCTGGTGATGGAACTCGACGTCCAGGATCAGATCGCCCATCGGACCGGCTACGCGGCCCGCCCATGAGCAGGCCCGGCGGTCGTCCCGCTTCCCAGGTGGAACCCGCCGGGCCGCCGCCGTGCCCAGCGTGGTGCGACTTCCAGCACTCCGAGACTGAGCCGAGCTGGCGCTGGTACTGGCGCACACATCTCGGCATGGGTCGTACGGTGCCGCTGACGGCGATGCCTTCGGTGGCCAGCCACATCCCGATGCTGATGTACGACCTCATCCAGCAGCCCGACGGCGAGCCGATGATCCGGATGCGCCGCGACGGCCGTCCGCTGGTGCGGCTCACCTCCGGCGAGGCTCAGCGCCTCGCCATGGGCCTGGTCGCGCTCGTCGACCAGGCCCGCGCGGAGGCCGAGGGCAGGGCATGAGCGCGCATGCCAGCACCCCGGTTCAAGGGACCTGCTCGTCTCGTGGCGGCCGAACGCTCGGCCCGCATGGACGGCCCCGGGCGCGGCCGGGCCGCCATGGTCGCGGTCATGGCGGGGGCGGGCCGTGGTGCTCGGTGAAGAAGCGGAGCTCCTCCCACGCCTCCGGGTCCAGCGCGGCGGCCTCGTTGAGCACCTCAGCGAGCAGGCGGCGGGGCAGGCCCGACTCTTCCCACACCGCCCCGCACGAGCACCGTACGTAGCTCGGATCGTCGCCTGTCTCGTCGAGCAGCACCGACACGGTGAGGATGTGCCGCTCACCGCAGGCCGGACAGCCGATGGGGCCGTTCAGCCCGATGGCCCCGTTCACCAGGTGCAGGGTGACCTGGGTGATCTGGTGTTCTGCGTGCCCGCTCACCTCGAACCTCGTTCGACTTGGCGCAGCCCCTCGCGGATCTGCATGAGGATCTCCCGCCCCGCCACGGTGTGGTTCTCGAAGTTGAGCTTGGCCCCGTTGATGTTGAGCACGAAGTCTCCCTGAATGGTCGGGCCGCCTCCACGGCCGCTACTTGACGAGGTGCTCACGCTGGCGCCGGACACACTCAACGTCGACCCGCCGGAGGTCGCGAGCGCCGGCCCGCCCCCGCCGGCGAACCCGAACGTCGGTTGTATGTCCATGGTGGCCATGTCGGCCATGCCGCGAACGGCGTCGAGCACGTGCCCGTACCCGCCTTGGATGCCGCTGGCCAGGCCCATGGGGATGAACTTGCCGATCGCGGCGAACACCTTGGACGGCGAGGCGATGCCGAGGATCTTCTTGGCCCAGTCGGGCAGCAGGGCGCCGAACAGGTTCCCGATCTGCTGCTTGAACCAGTTCCACATGCCGACGATGCCGTTCCACAGCCCCGTGATCATGTTGTGGCCAAGCGTGCCGAACATGCCGGCGAGGTCGCCGATCGCGCCGAGGATCAACCCGGGCAAGCCCTTGAGCCAGGTCACCAGGTCGTTGAACTTGCTGATGGCCCAGTCCTTGGCCTTGCCGAACCACTCGGCGAACATGGCGGGCAGGCCCGAGATCCACTTGACGATCCCGTTGACCAGGTCGGGAATGATGCTGTGGCCGATCAACGTGTCGTACAACCAGGTGAACCAGCCGACAATGGTTTTGATCTTGTCGGCGATGTCGGCGGCGAATGTCGTGATGGCCGGGATGACCACCCCAAGGATCACGCCGACGAGCTTCACGAACATGATTTGGACCGGCGCCCACAGCCTGATCAACTCGGCGACCATCGGCAGCATCGGCGTCATCGCGGTGATGAGCTGGACGGCGGCGCCTGCCAGCTGCACCACGACCGGCGCCAACACCTTGATCCACTCGGCCATGACCGGCAGCAGCGCCTTCACGAGCTCACCCACCACCGGCAGGATCGGCGTGAGCGCTGTGATCAGCGACAGGAACGCGCCGATCAAGCCAGGCAGCAAGGGGGCGAGCTCCTGCAGATACTTCACCAGCGCCAACCCGATGGTTTGCGCGAGCTCCGACAGCACCGGCAGCAGCGGCACGACGGCCTGCACCAGCAGCGAGAGCCCGGTCACGAAGTTCGTCGCGATCAATCCGGCGATCTGCGCGATGATCGGGATCAGCGGGGTGATAGCCGGGACCAGCCCGGACACCAGTTGGGTGATCAGTGCGGCGATCTGCGGGAGCAACGGTGCGAGCGCCGGAACCAGGGCGTTGATCAACGTCGCGGCCAAGCCGAAGATCAGCGGCACGATCGGCGACAACGCGACCACGGCCTGCGCAAACGCCCCGACGAGCAGCTGAATCGACGGCAGAATCGCGATGATCCCCGACGCCAGGCTCGTGGCGATCAGCAGCACCAGCTGGCCGAGCACCGGCAGCAGCGGGGCGAACGCGGGCACCAGCTGGCCGATGACCGTTGCCGCCAGCCCGATGATCAGCGGGATGATCGGGGCGAGGGCGGTCAGCATCGAGGCGAACCCGCCGACGAGGACCTGAATCGGGCCCAACATCGCCTGCATCCCGGCGGCCAGGCTGGAGGCGATCAGCGTGGCCAGCTGGGAGATCACGGGCAGCAGCGGGGACAGGGACTGCAGGATCTCGCCGAAGACGCGGACCATCAGCTGGATCGACGGCAGCATCGCCTGTACGCCTGCAGCAAGCGTGGTGGCGATCAAGGCCGCGAGCTGGCCGACCACCGGTAGCAGAGGCGCGATGGCTGCGAGGATCCCGCCGAGCGCTGCTCCGATCGGGGCGAGCGCCGGCGCGAGCGACGCGAAACCCGTAGCCACCGCGCCGATGAACGCCTGCAAGCCGGGCAGGATCGCTGCGATGGCGGGACCGATGGCGGCGATCAGGGGCTGCACGGACGCGAAAGCGGCGCCGATGGCCTGACCGAGGGGAAGCATCGCGGGCGCCAGGGCGGCGACCGCCTGGCCGATGCCGGCGAACACCGCGATCATCCCCGGGCCGATCGCCGCGACGGCGGGACCGAGCGCGGTGATCGCCGTGGCGAGCACCGGGCCGACCATTTGAGCCAGCTGTGCGATGACGGGGGCGAGCTGGGCGATGACGCCCACAACGGCGGTGATCACCGGCAGGAACGATTTGGCGATGGCGCTCAGCGCGGTGAACACCGCGACCAGCGTTGACTGGCCCTGCGCTGATTTGAGGAACTGGTTCATCCCGTCGAGCAGCTGGCCGATGACGCCGAGTGCGCTCGCGCCAGAGGCCTGCATGGCGGTGAAGACCGACCGCACGATGCCGCCGACGTCGCCGACGATCGAGCCGAGCTGCTTGAAGACCAGCAGGGCGTTGTCCATCCATTGCAACGCCTGACCGCTCGCCGCGGCGTTGTACATGAACAGGCCGAACCGCTGCGCCACGGCGGCGATCCCGGGCGCCAGGGCGGCCAGCCATCCGGCGCCGACCACACCGAGGTCTCTGAAGCCGTTGAGCAGGGGCGTCAGGGCGGGGATGAAGGCGGTCACCGCGTCATGCAGCGAGGTGAACACGCTGCGGATCGCCCAGATCGACTCCGATGACCGGGCGAATTCGAGGACCTTCAGCGCGGCCTGGCCGAACTGGCCGGCCACGCTCTCCACCCCGTCGGTCAGGGCGTTGAGGACGGGCAGCAGCGACCACATCTGGCCGACCAGCGGCCCGAACAGGGCATCCTGAGCGGCGAACTTGAGGCCCTGGAAAGCGGGCGCCATTTGGAAGAGCTCGTACGCCACCTGGCCGGCGGATGCGCCCAGCCCGGCGGCGGCCGTCATGAACTTGTCGAAATCGCCGGAGATGGCGGCCGCGAAAGCGTCCCCGACGCCGCTCAATGCGAGCTTCAGGGTGCCCAGCGCGGCGGCGCCGAGCAGTATCCCTCCCGGCAGAGCGGCGAGGATCCCCACAGCGGGCGCCAGCGCGGACACCAGGCCGATCGCACCTGAGCCGGCCGTGGCCATCGCAGCCGACAGGACGGCCATCTTCGCCGCGGCGGTGACCAGCGAGACGCCCACACTGACCAGCGAGCCCACGAAGCTCGCGACGTGGGAGGTTGCCTGGGAGACAGCCGTACTCAGGAGGGCGAACACGGCGCCGATGCCGCTGGAGCCACTGCCGAGACGGAGGAAGCCCGCGTTCATCGAGCTCGAGATGCCGTCGAGGCTGCGGAAGCTGCGCTCGGTCCTGTCCGCCTGCCGCGCGACCTTCTCCAGGTCTCGGTTCACCTTGCCAATCCCGCGATCGGTGTCAGCCATCACCCCAAGGCGGATCATGAGGTTCTTGATTGAGTTCGCCATCGTCACCCTTTCTCTGGTTCTCGTCGGGCCACCTGCCGGCTCGCTCGGGCGCACTCCTGCGAGCACGTGCGCCGACGGCGGCCACCCGACCAGGTGGCCTCGAAGGTCTGGCCGCACACCGAGCACGTCGCCTCGTGCCGCGCGCGACGGCACGGCCGGCAGACCCGCAACCCGGCGGGCAGCGAGGTGCTGGTCGACCAGAGCAGGACGCCGCACATCGCGCACGGGACATCGGGCCGCCGAGCCATCCCGTCACCTCCCTGTCGCCGACTACGCCGGGTGACCAGCACGCGGTCACTCTGTGCCATCTCTTCGCCCTCACTCTGAGTGATGATCTTGAGGCCGATTACTCTGTGAAGTGGGGAGGGAAAAGGGCGCTAAGGGCGCGGGTCCCCCGTGATCGTTGATCTACGTCGCGAGGGTGCCCCCTCCGGCGCTATGACCTGCGAAAACGTCGCCGCATTGTCGCTGAGGGTCGATTGCATGCTGTTTATATGTTTGATCTTCGTCACTGAGCGTGTTTGGCGCAGTGTCACGTAACGTCATCACTTACGTCATCGCTTACGTGTTGATCTTCACGTTGTTTGCGTTGTGTGATCGGTGACTGGCTGGCCACCGCGCCATCCGCACCGCTCGGCCTCGGCTCGCGCGCATCAGCACGACGTGACGCTGTCGCGCCAGGTATGCACAGATGATCACGACTGCGAGACGCGTGAGCAGCGAGCGTCGAGCGGCGACTGTGGAAGCACGATCGCTGTGACGTACATCGTCGGCTGATGCATCGAGCTGCGTGTGATCGCTGTGTGCGAGCCATGGTGGCTGTGGTGGATAGGTGGCAGAACCGATGCTGATCAGCTCGGCGGGCGCGGTGTTCGAGCGTGACCGGCAGCGCCTGTGCCGCGTGCGGCTCGGCCGCCAGGAGGACAGGGCCCACCGAGTGTGCCGGGCCCCCAAAGGTCGCCACCGCTCATTGGCGAATGGGCCCCGGGTCATGCCGTCTCCCGTGCGGCGGCCCGACGCTCGAGGTGGCACCGCTCCTCAATCCGGATCAGGGTCCGGCGTGCTGCCCCGAGGCGCTCGCCCGCCGCGCTCCGCGCCCTGTAGAGCCGACTCTCCGCAGCTTCCAGGACGTGACGCCGTGCCTGTGTGGGTTCCCTCGCGGGGTAGTCCGCCGGGGAGAGCATTGCGCCCCTCGGCCCCGTGTTCGCCCCCGCGGCCGTGGCCTCGATCAGCGCCCGTTGGTGCGCCATATCGGCCATGGTGTAGCTCGCGAGCGCCTCGTCGACGGCCTGCTGCGCCTCGGCTATCTGCGGCGCGAACCGGTCGATCACCTCCTGCTCGGCCTCGCCGATCGGGTCCGGCGCCGGACCGAGCAGCTTGCTCGGGTCGATGACCAACCCGTCGCGCCAGCAGAACCAGCCCGAGGGCATCGGGCGGCACCGCTTGGCCCCATATCCGACCGGCCTCCCGCAGCGATGGCACCGCTCGCTCGCGGCCTTGTTCTCGGCTGACAGCCTCACCTCGTCGCCTCCAGCCAGTAGGTGGCGCGCGCCATTTCCTCGTAGGCGCGCGCGGCATCCTCGTCGCCGCCGGCCATGTGCCTGACCTCGTGCCCGGTGATCGCGTCCAGCTCAGCCGCCTGGCACAGCGCGTCGGCGTTCAACCAGACTTCACCCGCCCAGGACACCGCCTTGCCGAGCAGCTGGTCACTCGGCCAGCCGAAGCCCGGCCGGGCGGACTCGCCGTACATCTCCAGGTAGTCGCGTTCGCCGTCGGTCTCGCTGCGGAACCAGCGCAGCCGAGGCCGCGGGGCGACCTTCAACCGCTCGCAGTGCTTGGTAAGCGCCGAGTCGACGATGACGCGTTTCCAGGCCGGAACCTCATCCGCCGCGAGTTCGACGTACCAGCTCGACACGTGCCGCTCCGCTTCCATCAGGACCGTGCGCGCGTGCTCGCGTTCCTCAAGATCCCGAAGGTTCCGCTTCACGATTTCGCAGGTGTTGACGACGGCGAGCCGCTCCATCCACGCCCGGGTCTCGGCGTCGAGTTCGCCGGGCGGCCTGTTGTGCTTGACGGCGAGGGTCCGCGTGCCCACGCCAGCCCCGCGAAGGACTGGGCTGACCTCGAACACCTGTACCTCTTCGATGAAGCGCACCCGCTGGCCGGCGAACTCGCCGAACGACTCCTTGGTCACGTTGTAGCCGTAGCTCCACTCCTGGAGGCCGCCGAGCTGCTTGACGACGGTGAAGGTGTCGCGACCGGCCATGGTGTCGAGGAAGAACCGGCCTTCCAGGATCGCCTCATTGGCGGTCTGCCGGATGGTGCCCAGCCCGACCGGAAGCTCGCCGTCCCAGGTCCTGTGGCCGTAGCTGGAAATCACGACGGGCGCACCGTCGGCGAACGCTCCCGGCCGTGTCACATCCCGATCGGAGTCGATCGCGTTGAACGTCGAGAAGATGGCCCGCACTTCGCCCTTGGACTCGTCCTTGATCTCCAGCAGGAGACTCTTGGTGTCCACCATTCACCCCTCCCTTCTGCGCGCGGCCTCGGCCGCGACGGCGTCGCGCTCGAAGACCCACCGGCCCCGCTCCAGGCGTCCGCCGAGTTCGGCGGCGAGCTGGCGCACGCGGCGCGCGGTGAGTCCGAGCAGCGCCGCGACCTGATCGGCGCTCAGAGGCGAGGATCGCCCGATTTCCGCGATCGGCGTTTCCGAGCTTCCGTTCGGCAGGTCAGGGCGTTTCCGCGCCCGTCCGGCTCGCTCCAGGTCACCGATCGCGGCCAGCAGCTCGGCACGCGCGTGCGGCGCCACCCGATCGAAGTAGCCCTTCCGCGCCAGGTCGCGAAGGGCGACGCCGGCGAGCTGCGCGATCTGCCCGGACAGGACCGCGGCGTCCTGGACGTAGGCCACCAACTCACCTGCCGTCCGCGGCTCGGACGGGCCAGCGCTCGCTAAAACAAAGGACGTGCATCCAGTCGCCTCGGGCGCCGATGCGGCAGATCCGTTCCCCGATGTGGATCGCGCGACGACACAGCGGACAACGGCTCTCCCTGCGCGCCTTCCGCGCGTGGGTGGCGATCATGCCGACCTCGCCATGGCCCGGCACTGCGGGCACTGCGGCAGACCGGTGTCCGGGCGCGCCTGGTCGCCGCCGGGTGTGCCGTGCTCGCACGGCGGCATCTGACCGATCGAGGCCAACCACACGCCGATGTCGGACCGGCCGCGCGCCGTACGTACCCGCACGAGCACCGGGGCCAGGTCCCCGTGATGGGCCATGGTGCGCAGGAGGCCGGGAAGCGATCGGACCTTGTTCTCAGCCTCGATCGTCTTGATGACGCTCTCTGCCTCCTCCTCGGTGGCGCCCGTGGCGGCCGTCACGATCCGTACGGCTCGCGCCCGCGCGGATGAGGAGTTCTTGAGGATCTCTGAGGAGATGGGTCCCCCGCTTGGGGGAGCTTCAGCACTTGAAGCTCTCCCGCTTGGGGGAGCTTCGGGACCAGGCGGGGGAGCTTCAGCACTCGAAGGTCTCCCGGATGGGGGAGCTTCAAGCTCTCCCGCTTGGGGGAGCTTCAGCGCCGGGCATTCGCCGGGCCTCGGAATGTAGAACTCCATGGCATGGCCGTTGCAGGCGAAGAGCATGCGCCCCCGGTCGTCAGTGACCGCCTGGCCCTGCTTGTCGCGGACCGGCACGCGGAGCTCGATGCCGTTCGCTCCGAGTTTGCCCAGCACCTTGCCGAGCTGCTTGAGGTCTGCAAAGCCCGTCCGGCGGATCACCGTCGCGATCACCGCTCCGCCGTACGCGCGGCGAGTCCGCTCGTTGGCCTGGTCGGCGATCTCCAGGGCCACCAGCCGCTCGCCGGAGGACAGGCCAGGCGGCAGATGCTCGGCGAGCCAGCGCCGCAGCTCGTAACCCATCAGGTCTCGCCGGCTTCCTGCTCTTCGCGCTCCCGGCGAAGCGCCTCGGCACTGATCTCCACCAGGGCCCGGCGCCGCGGCGAGGTGTTCATCTGGTCGCCGTGCATCGCGGGCGGCAGTCGGCCGTTCCACATATCCGGCGTACTGAAGAACAGCGGCGCCTGCGTGAGCCGGGCGCGCAGGTCGACGTACGCGAGCACCCGGGCCCGGCGCGCGGCGCACTCAGCTCGCTCATCGGCAGCGGCCTTCCTCAGCAGCGCTGCCCACTCCTGGCCCTTCACGGCGTCACGCCCGCGAGCGTGCCGCGCTGCCGGGCGATCTGACCCAGCTCCTCGAGTTGGGTCAAGCGGTCAAGGACGCGTTGCCGATCAGCTGGCCGCAACGACCGCAGCGCGGCGGCAGCAGACCGCCCACAGGAGTTTGCCCGCGCTCTGTCGGACCGGCGCTGTACGCTGACACCATCGTCGTTAACGCGTTTCGAGGCCGCTCCTGCCCGGGGGCGGCCTTCGGCGTTCTCAGGCCACATGGCGCACCTCCCCGCCCGCGTCCTGGTGGCCGAGGAGCACCTGAGCGAGGCGCACGCGTTGCTCGGGAGTCGGACTCGGTTCTGAACCGATGAGCCGCTGGATGTAGTCCTCTGCGGCTAGGACCTTGAGGTCCCGGCGCTGGGTTTCAACCAGCTCAAGCCGATCCGGATGATGGCGCCTGGTGGCTGCGTGCTGTGCCCGTAAGCGGCGGCGCTCAGGAGAAAGAGACATGGATCCCCCAGAAGGCAAATGCCTTGTAAGGGGCTCCTCATACGTGGCCGTCTCGGGAGCCGGTTTCGCGTCGCCGGGTAGACCAGGCCCCACGTAGGCCCCGCGACACGCCCTGCCGTGCACAGGACAGTAGCAAGTCACCCAGGCGTTCACATGCCATATCGGCTAGGAGGCTGGAGAGATTCAGTCGGACCGTAACTCTCGTCCAGATTGGAATGATCAACACGAGAAAGCCCCGGACCTTGGTCCAGGGCTTCGTCTCTGCACTGAGCACAATGGCACTGCGGCGGAGGATCGACGGGCAGGCCGGCGGCTATCTTCTGCCGTCGCCGTTCCAGCGCCACGGCGAGCATGCGCACCGTCCGATGCACCCTCGCCGTCATGCCAGCGGAGTTTTCCTCGGGATCGTGGGTCTCAGACATGGCTGGAAATATCCTTTCCTTGCGCATAGCAAAGAGCCGCGAGGGATATGCTCGCGGCTCTTTCGCTGGGTTTAGGTGCAGCGCGCCTACCGGCGCCAGGTGATTGTCATTCGGTCAGTGTTCGCCGTTGGGCGACGATTCTTCCCCGGGCCGGGCTCGTACCCCAGTTCTTGGATGGCGGCTCTCACACGCTTCTCCAGTTCGGGTGACTTGGCCTTTCCCAGGATTACCAGACTGACGAACCCCTGACTGACACCAGCGTGCTCGGCAACGTCCTTCTGCGTCACGCGCTTGGTGGAGTGAAGGGACCGATTCTCGTAGTGGATCGTGACCTTTGCGATCCAGTCATCGACGAATTTCCGTTGCTCGTCGAGATGCATCTCCGGCCACAAGGTCCGAAGCTCCTCGGGGTCGATGTCCCCGACCGGTGCAGGCAGCTCGGCGAGCTCGCGTTCGAACGTCTGAGCCTCCTTCATCAGCCCGTCATTCATGACGTTGAACTGCTCCGTGGTGAGCTTGCGCCCGTTCCACATCTGAGCCAGCTCACCGCGCCGAAGGTCGAGGGCATCGAGTTTCTTCACCAGGTCTTCGCGGCGCGCGAAAAAACTGTCCTGTGCGAGCAGTCGGGCGGCGTTGTACTCCTTCAGCTTCTTGAAAAGGTGAACGGCTACGTGTCCTTCTGCCGCCCTGGCGTCGATGGTCGTCCGGCCACATCCGCCGGTCACCTTCGTGTCGCAGGCGTAGTAGGCGTAGTCGCCGCTGGGCCGCGCCTGCATTGGCTTGTCACAGACCCCGCAGAACGCCCGGTAACCGGTCAGCAGGTAGGCACGCCCCGACCTGCGTCGCGTCTTCTTCCGCGAACCGATGACGGCGCACAGCGCCCGCCATGTCACCTCGTCAAGGATGGGGGGCCAAGTCGCTTTACCCACGATCTCGCCTCGGTGGACACGCAGCCCGGCAACGCACGGCGCGGTCAGGAAGTCGGCAACGCTCGTGGCAACGAACCGGCCGCCGTGCTTGCCTCGCAGGCCCCTGCTGTTAAGCCACGCGGCTACGTGCGCCAGGCCCCATCCGTTCAGGATGCGGTTGGCGCACTCCGTGATGATCTCGGCTTCCTCGGGCATGATCTCGGCGCTCTTGCGTCCCTGCTCATCGAGGACGGCCCGCCCGCCCGCAGGCCGCGGATTGTCGGCCTTCCACTGCCGCATCTCCTGGCCGCGGATCCTGGCCTGATGGCGGCGCTCCTGCCACTCCTGGAGGCGGCTCTGCTCCTCCGGAGTCAGGATCACCTGCCGGTAGCCGTAGCCGAGACGGCCAGGCGGGCGCCCCTGTGAGGCAAGTTCGCTTTTTTTATCGAGGATGCGCTTCCGGAGCTGCTTGACCTCGTGCGCGCCGAGAACCGCATTGATCCCCGCGAAGACGCCGTCAACGTCGATGACGCCGTTCCGCTTGGTGTGAACCTCCGTGACACCAGCCTGCGCGAGGTCGGCCGCCAAGCTGAACCACTCGACCTCGCGGCGGGTGAGCCGGTTCTGCTCGACGGACCACAGGTGAGCAGACTCGCCGCGCCGGATCGCGTCCCGCATCTTCTCGAACTCCGGGCGAAAGACATCGTCCTTGGCCGCCGACAAGTCGTTGTCGGCGAAGACCTTGATCGGCATGTCGGGCCACCGGTCCCCGGCGTACTCGCGGCCCCACTTCTCCTGTGCCTGCACCCCCTCGGCGCGTCCTTGCTGGTCGGCGCTGATCCGGCAGTAGATGAAGACGTATCCCGTGCTCATAGTTCGGATTGTGGTTTAGGTGGGGTGCAACCGGCGAGCCCTTCGCTGAAGCCCACGATGACCGCCGGGACACCGGCCGCCGCCGCCATGCGCGTCTCGCCGGCGCCCTGGGTCGCCTTGAAGTCGAGCTGCTGCAGGTCCTTGCCGACGACGTTCACATCCGCGCCGCCGCCCAGGTAGAGCGTCTTGTACGCGTTGTCGACGCCCCGGTGCTGCTCGTTCATGACGGCGATGAACCGCTTGAGCATGTCGGGCGTGACGCTGGCGTCCAGCGACACAACGACCTGCGGCGTCGCGCCGTTCTCGAAGAACGCGCCCTTGTGCTTGGTCGCCGCGAGGTCGGAGGAGATCTCCCGCAGGATCGGGGTGATCCAGCTCATGCCCCGCCAGTGGCACTCCGGGTCCGGGATGGGCGCGAAGTGCGCCACCTGCGACGGAAGGAGGAACCACTCCTTCTTCGTCATGGGCGGCGCGTAGAAGTAGCCGAGCACCTCGGCGTCCAGCGCGTGGCCGTACAGCTCCGGCTCGGACTTGGAGCCGCTGACGATCGTCACCCAGTCGGGCCGGAGCCGGCGCAGGCGGCCGGGCTGACCGGGCACCTTGGCGATGAAGGAGTTGCCCGCCAGGTCGACGTCTTGGATCTTCCTGGCCAGCAGGTCACCGGTGGTGCCGTTCGGCCACGGCCGCTCGAGCAAAGCGAGGTCCTTGTTGCCGAACAGGTCACCCGGGCGGCCGTTCTTGATCCGCCGGAACTGGAAGCGGGCCTCGGAGAAGACGAGCATCCGGGTCGCCATCAGCGCGAAGATGGGGCCGTTGGACTTCGCGATGCCCTGGACGTAGCCCTCGAAGTCGTTCTCGATCTGCTCGCGCTCACCGTTCAGCGACGTCGAGCCGAGGAACGGGAAGCGCAGCCGATCGAGATCCCAGAAGTCTGGCTCCGACCAACCCTTCTGCGGATTCCGGGCAGGCTTACGCCCGCCACGGTGCGCCGCCGTGACCCGCTCGATCAGGCCCATCAGCCCGGGTCAGCCTCGGCGAGCTCGTCACGCCGGAACGCGGCGACCTGCTCGACACCGCCGCCAAAGAAGAAGACCTCGACATCCGGGAACCGCTCCTTGAGCATCGGCGACACCTGCTCGCGGAGCCTGACGAACTGCTCGACGGTCACATCGGTACCGAGCCGGAGGACCAGCAGGTCCCCCGGCCGCACGACGACGGCCTGCTCGATCGCGGGCAGCTCCAGCTCAGCCATCCTCGCCGTCCTTCGCCGTGCTGGTCCGCCCGGCCTCGCGCCAGCCGATCACCAGTGCCGTCCGCAGCATCACCAGCCCCAGCCAGACCTTCCGCAGCGTCCAGCCGAGGGCGTAAGGCACCGCCAGGACCAGAGTCCAGAGCAGGCGGGCCGCCGCGAACAGCGCCTTACGCACGTCCACCTGGCGGGCCTCGGCCGAGATCTCCTCGACCGGAATGGTCAGCGCCATCTGCTCTCCCTCACACCCACACCGCGAACGGTTCGACGACTTCTTCCTCGATGTGGCCCCGGGTCGCCAACCCCCAGGCGGCCGACGTGACCGCGACCAGCGCGCTGATGTCCACCGTCGCCGCCTTGGAGTCCCAGGCCTTGGCATCCCCGAGCGGCCGCGTCACCGCGCCGGCCAGAGCGACGTCCAGGGCGGGGTGAGGCAGGTACCGCAGCGTCGGCTCGCCCTGCTCCGGCATCACCGCGTCGACGAACTGGCCGAACGCGTGCCCGACTTCCCTTGCGGTGGGCTTCACGATGTCCAGCTTCACGACCTCGCCGGTCGCCGGATCCACGATCTTCACCGCTTCCAGATCGGCGATCAGCGACCCGGCGGGGCTCCCGGCATCCACCACCCACGCGCACGGATCCCACCGCTCCTGCAGCTGCTTCGCCCGAGCCGGAACCCACTTGGTCCCAGGCCGGTAGTCGATGACCTCGATGTGCGTCAGCCCGTCCGCGCGCTGCCCCGCCGTACCGATCGCCGCCCAGCTGCGGTCAGGGGCGACGTGAATGGCGAACGCCACCCGGCCGACCGCCTCCGACCCCCGGTAGATCAGGGTGCCGTCGTCGTCCCGCACTTCCGGATCGGCCAGCGCCCGCCACTTGTCCTCGGGGATGACCTCCCACTTGGACTCCTCATCCACCGGCCAGTCGCCGACGCCGAGGCGCTCGCGAGCAAAACCCTTCGCGCCCATGGACGCACGCTCGCGTTCGACGTGCTCCAGGGAGATCCGGATGCCGAGCGCCGGGTTCGCCTTCGCCACGCTCACCGGGTCTTCGGGGTTGTCGTGCTCGGTGCAGGTGATGACGTTCCGCTCGTCGCGCTCGCACTGGTCGGTGTGCGGGTTGATGCTCCACTCCGCGTAGACCAGGCTCAGGTCACCGCCCTTGATGCCCCGCCGGCGCACCCGGGCCAGCTGCTCGCACGGGGCGATCGTCTTGTCGGCGGCCGACGACCCGTACCACAGCTGCGGATTCTCCCTCGCGCTCATCGTCGGCATCAGCGCGTCCACGCTGGTCGCAGGCAGGTTGAACGCCTCGTCCATGATGTTGACGTCGCCCGAGAAGCCACGGCCGGAGCCGGTCGAGCGGGCGACGAAACGGAGCCTCTGCCCCGACAGCAGCTCGATGCCCTCATCGCCGTGCGAAGTGCGGATGCGCCGCACACGCTTGCGGAAGTCGTCATGGTTCTCGACCAGCGCCTGCATCCGCAGGAACATCTCCTGCGCCGTCTTGAACTCGTGCGCGCTGTAAAGGATCAGCTGCTCGCCGAACAGGAACAGACCGCCCAGGCACCTGGCCTCGAAGATCGACCCCTTGCCGTTCTGCCGGGAGACCACGATGCCGACCTCGAAGGCCGCCCATCGGCCGTCCTCGCGCTCGCCCAGGCCGTGGTGGAGGCAGTACTCCTGCCAGGGGTCCATCGTCAGGCCCGCCGAGGCCGCCAGTTCGACGACCTCCTGGCCGGCGGAGGAGACGTAGGGCGGGATCCACGAGATCCGCGGAGTCTGGACGCCGATGAGCGTCTCGGTCATGCGCCCTTGCGCCGGTCCTCGCGGCGCTTGCGGAGCTCGTCGACCGTGTCCTTTTTCTTGTCCGCCGGCTTGGCCACCTTCGCCAGCTCGGCGAGCGTCGCGCGCAGCTGGGCGTGCAGCATGGCCGCCGCGGCCGGCCGTACGCCCGTTGCGCCGAGCCGTTCGGCCAGGTCCAGCGCGCTGGCGGCCATCGCCGACTCCGCAGGTATCGCCCACCGCTTCAGGTCGGCCCGGACGGCCGCCACCAGGCCCCGCTCAGCGTCGTCACGATCTGTCACTCCGACCCCCTCACGCAGCGTGATTCCAGGATGGTCACTCCAAGTGATGATCTTGAGAGCGATTACTCTGTGAAGTGGGGAGAGAAAAGGGCGCTAAGGGCGCGGGTCCCCCGTGATCGTTGATCTACGTCGCGAGGGTGCCCCCTCCGGCGCTATGACCTGCGAAAACGTCGCCGCGTGATCGCCGGGAGCCGATTACGCACCGTTCGCGTGCTGATCTTCGTCACGATATGCAACGAGTGTGATCGTTGCATTCAGTCACCAAGCTCGTGACGATGTCTGTGCTGTTTGCGCAACGTGACTGAAGCTGGCATACCAACGCTCGGCCATGGCCACCGTGGAGGCAGGGTAGGTCTCTGCTATCCGCCTCATCACGACGTCACGTCCAGGGTCCACAGTCACGATGCGAGCGTCGTGCTCGGCGTATCGTGCGAGCGCGTTGGGTGTGGGCATGGCGTGCACGATGTACACGTCGACGCAGTCAGCGTGCTGTAGGGCTTCCTGTGTGGCTGCTGTGCGGGCACGTGAGGCCACCTCGCGCAGCGCACGAGGGTAGCTGGTGGTGTCCGCGCCTGGTGGTGTGAGGGCCCGCGCGATGAGCTCCCAGTCCACCACGATGTCCCCAGGCTTGGCGTGCTGCCGTACCCACGTGGACTTCCCCGAGGCAGGCGGCCCCGTCACCACGATGAGCCCCATCAGTGCATGCCCCCTCGAACTACCAGCCCGGCATGAACTGGCCCCATCCGGTAATCACCACGCCCGGGAGTTCTTCTGAGGGGGAAGGCCGCTCTTGGCCCCCTTGGACTGGTTGCACTTCCGCCCGCACGTTGGGCATCCCTCGATGCCGTGCGCGGGCCGCATGTAACGCAGGTCGGTGGGGTCCAGGCCGTGCGCCTCGAGGACCTTCAGCGAAGGCTCGTGGTCGGCGTTGGTAGCCCCGTCATGCCCGCACAGCCAGCAGATGCGGCTGATGGCGAGCAGCTGCTTACGGGCCCGGCGGTAGGGACGGCCGGTGCGGCCTCTACTCCGGGGCATTCACACTCGGGGCGGCCAGGACCACTGGCCGGGCTCGTCGCCGGGCTTCACGTTGTACTCGGCGAACCCGCCTTGCTCGCCGGGGGTGAACACCCACAGGTGCACGCTGAGCTCGTCGTCGAGGGCGGGCACGTGGCCGGCTTCCACGCCTCGCGGGTCGAGGGTGTCGACGGTGGCGGTGACGATGGCGGCGCGCACCGCGTGAATCCCCTGCTTGCCCCGGTACCAGACCATGCTGCCGAGGGTGGGCTTGGACACGTGCATGCCGATCATGTGTCTCCCCTGTCAGTTGCGCCTTTTGTGCTTCTCGCCGGTGACGATGACGCGGGTCTTCGGGCACTTCTTGCACTGCTGGGTCTGCACGAAGCCGATGACCTCGACGGTCTTCCAGACGTGGGACAGGAAGCAGCCCACGGCACCTCCGTCAGGGGTAGTTGCCGTTCTCGTCGCCGCACTCGCACTCACACGGGCCCTTGTGGTTCTTGATCCGGACGCAGCGACAGGAGCCGCCCCAATGGTCGATGCATCCGGACCCCCAGGTGCACGGGCAGAGTCGACCGGTGGCGGGCGGCCTTTTGAGAGCGATGAGGTAACACCTCCCGCCGAGACGCGACACGGCCCCACATCTGTTCGAGACTGTTCGAATGCGCCGCTATCAAGAACTCGCCGAAGTCGAGGCCCAGCCGCAAAGCGATGGCAGCGCGCGACCGCTCAAGTTCCGAGCGTGGAACCGGGACTACCTGATCTCGGAGGTGCTGGATTACTGGTGCCAGGACCGGCAGTGGTGGGTGCGAGGTGCGGACCCGGAGGCTCTGCGGCCGGTGTGGATGTGGCGGGTCAAGGCCCTGGGGACCCGGCAAGCGATCGTGATCCTGCGCGACGTCGACCGGGTGTGGCACGTCATCGGCGTCGAGGATTAGCCCGAAAGACACGAAAAGCCCGGTTTCGGCCGGGCTCTAAAGACAGTTCTCTACGGCGAATTATGCGGCCTTAAATCCTCCAAGGTCAACACGGGCGCGCATCACCACAGCATGGGCTTCCTGCAGCTTGCTGGAGTCGTACGTCGGGAGCGGCCGGCCTCGGCGGCCGGTCCGGCGCGAACTGTACGGCGGGATGGCGAACAGCTCGATCATCGCGCGAATCTCAGCGGCCGTGAGGACGGGGGAAAGCATGCTGACCGCGTCATCGACCGTCCATGCGTCCACGGATCCATCATGGCGTCAAGTAGACGATCCCGCCTCCGATGCCTTCTCGGCACTGTCCTTGACAACGGCGCCTAGAGCAGACGCGACGCGGTAAGCGTCAAGTCCTCTGTGGTGCAGAAACACCCCATCCACAGCCAAGAGGCCCACTGCCAGCATCCCTAGCATGTCCCCGTCGAGCGTGCCCGCCAGTAGCGTCGCAGCAAGGATGCCGCCACCTGCAATCATCACCATGCGAGATATACCCCACATGACATAGAGCAGGTTCGTCCGGAAAAACGCTGTATATTCCTCCGGATTCCGCCTGAACTGATCGATCCGGGCCTTGAACTTAACATCCACGGCGAACAACTTCTCGGCCGCGCGCTGACTGCGCTTCGCACTCCATGCCTGGAAGCGTGGCGTGAGGATATTGGCGAAGATGCTGAGCGGGATAGCGAGCACGAGCCCTGCGAAGAAGAGGGAGAGGTCCACGTTAGGGACTTTAAGTCTGAAACGGTCCACAGAGGGCAGTCTTCTCCACTTTGTAACAGTCCGAGCCGCCGTCGGCGGGACCGCCCACCCATCGCCACCTGCCAGCCGCCAGGGCCCTCGAAGCGCTCGCCGCACTCGCATGTGACCGGCCACCGTACGCGAGCAGACGGGTCAGCGGCGCCAGTACCCGTCACGGCAAATGTAGGAAAGAATCCGCCCCTCCGGTTATCAGGGATCGGGCGGACGGTCCGTCAGAACGCCCACCCGCCTGAAGCCGCCCTGCCGGCTGTCGCCATAGGGTGAAGGGCCGTCCGTTCTGGCTGGACTATGACGGGCGGTGTGGACTAGGGCTGAGCGTCTGGGCGCAGGACTTCCTCGCGAAGGATCCGTGCTATGTCCTTGGCGTCGGCGTTGTGACTGGTCTGACGTCGAACCTCCTTGCGGATGGCCTCGAGCACCACCTCGGAAAGCACCACCTGCCCTAGGGCCTTGGGAGAGGTGGCGGCCCGCGCCTTCCAGAGATCGTCGATGAGACGTCGCTTGAATGCCTCCTTGCTCAAGTAGAACAGCGCGTCCGTCTTCACTGCCAGGGTCACATCGCCGAGAAGGTCAACATCCAGCGCGAGGTCTATCACAACGGGAAGGCCGCCGGTCATGTGGTACACCTGCCATACCTGGCCGTTGGTGAGGATCATCCACTCGACACCCTCGTTCACGGCATACATCTGCACCTGCCGTAGGTGCTTGACACCAAGCTTTTGTGTGCAGCGCTTGACCTCAATAAACGCTACAAGCTGCTTCTCGATTCGAATGCCATAGTCGGCGAACTCGCCCTTGACCTGGTATTCCGTGGTTAGTTCTTCATACTTGTCGTACCCGAGTCCGTCACACAGGAAGTCGGTGACGAGCAGTCGCGTGTCTCCCTCATTGGCGTCTCTCGCAACGAGATCGGTGAGGGGCTTGGAATAACGCCGGATAGCCGCCCGGACGCGATCCCTAGCATCTGATTCCCACTTAGGTGCGGTTCGCGACGGCGCGGTCTTCTTGGCAAGCACCGGCTCGGTGCTCAGGACCTTCACGGGCACTGGCGGTTCGGCCGCCTGGTCGGAAGTGGTTGATGTACCCACTGTCTGCTCGCCCATGATTCCTGCCTTGTCTTCGATGTTGCGTGACAAGGCAGGATAATGGGTTACCACTACTCACGCATAGTGATTGTGGGATCGGTCCAAAATTCGGCATTATGGACAGCAGTATCTCGCATTTAGTACACGTCAAAACTTCCGTCGCAGATCCAAGAGCTGAGTCACTCTAGGGATTTAGGAACGTCCGATGAGCTCGTACCGGGCCTCGATGAATGCGATCAGCTCTTGCGTGCGCGGGCTCATGGCCGCCACTCCTCGGGCCAGTCGGGGTGCTTGGTATTGACGTGCTCGCGTGCCTTTCGGGCGACTTCCTCGACCCGCCCGAAAACCTTCTCGCCGCAGGAGCAGCGGAAGGTCGCGTACCCGGTGGGCTCGTGCTCGACGAACGGGCCGTCGGAGGGTCTCTCCCGGCTGTGGCTCTCAAGCTCCCAGATGGTGCCCTCACCCCAGCCGCTCAATGGCACCTTCGTCCAGTCGATGCCCTCGACGGGCGCAAGATCGCTCATGGCCGCCCATCCCGCTCGTTCAGAAGGCGGCGAATGTCGGCGACGGCGTGCTGGAGGAACGCGGCGACGGCCTCCGTGCGCTCGACGTCGGCCACGTCAGCGGGCCCCGGGCTGAACGTCGTCATGATCTGGACGGGGCCCACATGGATCCAGTCCGTGAAGTACTCGGCGTCGTACTCGCGTTCGACCTTGCTCCAGTCGAGGCCCTCGACGGCGGCCAAGCGCGCGCGGATGTCCTCGTGGCTCACGACGCCTCGCCGACGTGGCCGGTGATGTCGATTCCTGCGGCGATCTCCTCCGACCGCGGAGCGTCTGGAGTGCGGGCATATGGCACGTACACCGTGCGGGGCGGTTGGTGCTGGCATTCGCACCACGTCCCGCCGGGGCATTCGCCGTGGTTCCGGTCAGCGCATGGCGTGCAGATCATGCTGCCCCCTGGTAGTAGATGGCGCGCCCGTCGGCCCACACCAGCATCGCATCACCGTTGATCTGGTTCTTGTCGATCCGCCCGCGCGGCCGGTCACCGTTCGAGTCCACGCACTTGCCGTTCACGCACGCCACCCGCCCCGACTCCTGGGCGATCCGCAAGCTGAACGTCTTGCAGTACGGGCACGCCGGCGGGAGGTGTCCGCGGGGCACGTGGATGGGGATCCACTTCTCGGACTCGCCGATGTCGCGGATCTGCCGGGCCTGTTCGATCCACCATTCCAGCTTGTGACGGGCGTCCCGGGCGACGTCCTCGGGCAGGCCGTGCACCAGCTTCACGATCGAGTCGAGCGCGGCGGTGGTGTTGGCGTCCGAGCCGCCGCGGTCGGCCTCGGCCGCGATGGCGTGGCGCACCAGCTGGCCGCCGCGGCGTTCGACCGTCTGGTGCTGGACGCGGAGACGACTGCGCCCGACCACCTGGTAACGCAGGTCGGCCTCGAGGTCGCGGACGCCCGCGTGGATCGTCATGAGCACGGGGCCGGCCTCGGGGTGCCACGGGGCGGGCGAGCCGGTGACCTTGTGATGCTGGGTGCTGCCCTTGGTGGCGTCGGCGACAGGTTCGGCCAGGAGGTCACCCAGCTGGTGGATGAGCGGCTTGAGTTCGGCGACCAGGAGAGGGATCTCGTCAGCAGGGGTCACAAACCCACGTTACGGCTGGGCCGTAATCCTCAACCACTCTTCCACGGTCATCGACAGAACGTGCTCGGGGACGTGCACGGGCAGCGTGTGGGGGACCCAGAGCACACCGCCGTCCGGGTGTGGGAAGACGGCGGGTTTGTCGAGGAGATCGAGGATCGTCATGGTGAGCCCATTCTCCAGGACCGCTACGTGCCGTACTTGGCTGCCGCCGCACGGAAACCCGCAAGAGCTTCCTCGTATTCAGCGCAGCTGGCCTTGTACACGTCGTCTTTGCCCGCCATTGACTCCGCGAGCTGGCCTACGGCGTCGCTGAACTGTCGAGCAGCAGACACGATGGGCCCGTGCTTACGAACCTTCCAGAGGGATATTTCAGTGAGTTTGTGAACCAAAGGCCCCATGTGTGGCATGAGCATGTTCATGAAATCGGTGACGATCGCTCGCTTGTCGGGAGTACGCAGTCTGGCTAGCAAAGTGTGATCCACCCAGGCGACTCGATATGCCTGAACGGCTGTCGAGAAGCCGACGGCAGCGGCCAGGGCTTCCACGGCAGCCCCATTTCGAGTCTGCTGGTCGCCCGCTCGTGATTGCTGCCACTGCATCAGCCATGTGCTGAGCCACGTGATCACGCCGCCCACGAGTACTCCGCCAACAGCGATCCATGCAGCGTGAACCTCTGGCTCCAATTCCACGGTTAGGGCTCTCTCAGCTGCACGGGGGGTTATGACGACCAGTGATCGTCCTGCTGCTGTCTGAGACGGCGCGGCTCGCCGTTTGGTTCCGCGATAGGGCGACTTCTTCGTGCTGCCGTTCCACAGCTCTAGATCATCTTGCAAATCCTACATAGCCTATGTAGGATCTTCGACATGGAGACTCACATCAGCGTCACCCCCAAGGTGGCGCAGATCCTCAAGGTCTTCCTGGAGGACGTCGAGCAGCCGCGGTACGGCTTCGAGCTCATGCAGCTCACCAGGCAGCCCAGCGGCACCGCGTACCCGATCCTGGCCACGCTGGAGCGTGCCGGCTGGATCGAGAGCCGCCAGGAAGACATCGATCCGTCGAGGGCCGGCCGACCTCGCCGACGCATCTACGTCATCACCCCAGACGGGGCTGCCCTGGCCGCCACCAAGCTGGAGGCTCTCAGCGAGGCGTACCGTCCACCCGTGCAGTCTCGTCTCAGACTGCAGGGCGGAACCGCGTGATCAACAGTTTCCTAGTCGGCGCCAGTCTCTACTTCCTAGGTGGGCTCGCCGTCGTGCTGGCCACCATCGTCGGAGTGGTGTGCACTACCTGTAGCGACCTCATCAAGCAGGAGGCAGCGACGAGGCTGGAGCGGTTTCCGCTGTGGCTCCTGACCCGCGCCGCTCTGGGACTGCCAGAGGACTGCCGTGATGAGATCTTCGAGAACGAATGGCTCCCCGAACTGCAATACATCAGTCGTAGATCTGAAGGACTCCCTCTTACCCGGCTCTACCACTCGATCAGATTCGCGATACGCCTCCTAGGCGGCCCAGCTATCGTCATCGGCGAATCACTCAAAGTGCTGCGCACAAACGATCGCCCTCAGCTCGATGATCGTATAACTATCGAGCTTGCCGGCACGACGCTCAGAGCATGGGTGGACTTTGAGACTAGGTTAGAAATAGAGGGAATCAGCATTGCAGAGGCCTTGAAGATGCGAGACATGATCTCGCACGGATTTATCAATAAAAGGCATGAATTGTTCGATAAGAACACAAAAGAAATGCCTGCATGGCTCATGGATCCACGAAATGTTCTGATGCTAGACCTGGCACGGTACATGCTGCGTGCAAGCGGAAAGCTCGCCTACCTGAGCGCTTCAGAGGACCCTCTCAGCCGTATACAGCTGAGGAAAAAACGTCGGGGTTAGCATATTGAGATGGTCCCCTTCTCGGTGGACCAGGACCGGCGGGTTGCCTGCGGCCTCGGCCGCCCCGCCGGTCCCCACGCGAAAGCCCCCGCCGTAGCGGGGGCCGGAGAAGCGGGGTCAGTTCATGCCGTCACGTTCGTCGAGCATCGCCATGGCGAGCGCCACGAGCCCTTCGACCTGGTTGAGCGAGTCGAGGAACGCGAGGTCGAGCCACTGCTCGCCGGTCTCGGCGTAGGCGGCGAGGAGTTCCCCGGTGGCCAGCCACCGCAGCGTCATCGCGACGATCGCGCCCTTGGCGTGATCGGGGGCGGGCCGGTCGTCGACGAGGTCGAGCGCGAGGATCATGGCCGACTTGATGTCCTCAAAGTCGCCGTCGGCGGGGACGCGGATGCCGATCCGGCCGAGGATCTTGGCGCAGTGGGCGAGGGAGTGCGCCCAATACTGCACGAATTCGATGACGCGGGGGGATTCGTCCATGACGGTCTCCATTTCTCGGTGGTGGGGTTGCCTGCCCCATTTCCCTACGATTTAAGAGTACTCTCCCGCACCGACATTTCCTGTGCCCTATGAGTCATATTGACGTTATTGGCGAGGGTCATTTACCAGCCGGAACCCTGTCAATTCGTCGTCGCTCTCCCCCACCGTCAAAACCGCCATGAATTCCCTGCCCGGCAATTCATTGACCACCAGACCGGCATCCGCGGCGATACGCGCGGCCGGCACGACGACCGAGGTGTTCGTGCCGCGGATCGCGACATGCGCCATGTCCGGATCGGTGCCGATGCCGTCGGCGACGGCGAGCACGATCACGGTTACATGGTCGCTCATGGGCGCAGCTCCTCTGTCGCGGTGATATCGTCCACGCTGGCGTTGTTACGCAACCTCTGCGCCAGAGCGTCGAGGATGCCGGTATCTGTTGCTCCCATGTTTCGGCAGGCCGCTCGGGAGCTGACATCCTGCCACCCGTATCCGTTATGCCAGTACAGGCCTATGGGTGGCCTGCCATCGCGCAGCTTGAGGTACATCTTCAGCACCTCACTGTGGTGCGCTTGACCGAACAGCGCTAGAACCGGCGGGAGAGCCGACTGGGCAGAGTAGGCCAAGACCTGACGTACTCCCGTTCTCCAGCCTCCTAACGACTCCACTTCATAGACCGCCGTCGCGGTTAATACGTCGGCGCGACCGTACGGCAGTCGAGCTTCGGTCACACCTCCTAGCCGTCGGGCCAGCTCGTCACGGAGTAAGTGCTCAAGTTGACTTACTCCTGAGAGCCCTGGCGCCCTACCGGTAATGCTGCGTCCGTCTGCGAGCTGAATCCTGCGTTCCTTGTAGCGGTCCAGATAGGCCATGCAGCATCTCCAGAGGTCGAGGGGAAAGAGCCGCTGTTAAAGAGAGTGCCGCGCGCTGCTCGGCGAGCGCCATCCAGGTGGCGGAGTCGGTGGTGCCGTTCCTGTCGGCGAGCACGTCGTCGATCACGTCGAGGGTCTGGTCAGGATCGCTCACGGGGCTCGTCCTTCCGCGGTCGGCCGCCGCCGGCGCCGCGGCCGGGGCGTTTCCAGCCGATGATGGTCGCCGGCCGGTAGACAGGTGAGGCGCCGAAGACGCGGTCCTCCTTGGGCAGCCCGTTGGGGTCCCCTTTCTTGCCGCGGTTGCGGTAGACGATGACCGTGGACTCCTGCACGCCGAGGTAGGCGGCGACCTCGGCGATCGTCCAGTAGTCCGCCTCCGGGTCAGGGCGCGAGCCCTCGGCGGGCTCAGGGCCGGTGTCCTCGCCGGTCATAGGCAGCTCCTTGTCATGGTTACCGTGACAAGGATTATGGCCGTACCAGCGTTCTGCCGGCACGGCCACGAGCAGGGTCATGCCGATTCCTCGCGGGCCCGGCTCCTGGCGGTGGCCTTCTCCAGGCCGCGGTTACAGGCGTCGACCAGCTTGCCCAGGTGCTTGACGATCGCGTAGACGTCGGGCGGGTCGCGGCGCGCGGTGCCGAGTGGCTCGGCCTCCTTGGCGAGCCTCACCATCTCGCCGACCCGGAAGCTCACGCCGATCACCTCGATGCGCAGCTGCTCGTAGGGGTCCATGACGTCGTTGAGACGGTCGACGTGGATGCGCAGTTCCTCGATCGTCGCGGTGTGGGTGCGGCAGTCTCGCCATCGGCCCGCCTCGGCGAGCTCGCGGCGACGGGCGTCGACGGCCTGGGCGTGGGCGCCGGCGACACGGGCCTCGGCCTTCAGGGCGCGGGCCTGCCAGTGGGTGAGCCACCGTTCCAGGTAGGCGGCGTTGGGCGGCTGGTCTGCGGGGTCGAGCTGGTACTGCTCGCCGCGGGGGTGGCAGTCGCACCGGCACGGGGTGACGTTGCCTTCGAGGAAGCCGAGGCACAGGCCGCAACCGCCGGCGCGGCAGGAGGCTGACAGGTGGGGCGGCTCGTCGCAGGCGCAGTCGTCGGCTCGGGGCTTGAGCTCGGGGTCGATGATGCGCAGGAGGTCTTCCTCCTGGCCCTCGGTGACGACGTGGCCGAGCTCGAGGCGGCGGCAGTCGAGCTCGATGGTCACCATGCGGTGCCGGGTCCGGTTCACAGTCCCTCCCCGATGCGGGCGACTCCGTCGACCGACAGCACGGCGCGGCCGGTCGCCTCTACCTGCTCGGCGGTGGCCAGGGCCTGGGAGCCGGGGGTCCCGAGCTGGGCCCTGAGCTGGCTCAGGGTGCACGCGCAGATCTCCCAGGACTGGAAGACCATGCCGCCGTCGGTGGTGCGCTCAGCCAGGCTCAGGGTGGCGCTGGGGTGGTCGTCGTGCTCGTGCAT